AAATAAAAGAATTACATCCTTTGCAAAACTAAAATAGTGGACTACTTTTCAATTATTATCTGGTATACTTTTCGATTATTATATACACCTTATGTCGATGAATCATATATAACCAAACTATGCAAAAAGGTAGGTATGAATGAAAAGGTATTCTACAATTCAATCGGCTCTTTGGGTGGTGGAAATCACTTTATTGAGATAGGAAAAGATGCAAATAATTGTATATATCTAACTATTCATTCAGGTTCTCGAAACTTTGGTGTGAAAGTTTGTAAGTATTACGCCAAATTAGCGAAGTTTGACAAGAGGGCTTTTTCCTCGGAATTGGAAGAGATCAAGAAAACTGTTCCACCACAGCGTCTTCAGGAAGAGATAAAACGGATTAAAGAAGAATTTTCTATTAGAAATGGATATTTGTCTGATACTGCAATGTATAATTATCTATTTGATATGTCAATAGCGCAAACATACGCTTCATTAAATCGGCAGACAATTATCAATCGTATCTCCCATGCATTGGGCTGGAAAACTTCGTCTACCATCGAAACGGTGCATAATTATATCAACTTTGATGACCTTATTATTCGTAAAGGTGCCATATCTGCACATGAGAATGAAATAGTAGTTATTCCTATGAATATGGCTGACGGTATATTACTTTGTCGCGGTAAGGGAAATCCTGATTGGAATTACTCTGCACCACATGGAGCCGGACGTTTATTCTCCCGGTCTTTTGCCAAAGAGAAATTATCAATGGAGACATTCAAAGAAAGAATGGTTGAAGTATATTCTACATCCGTATGTGAAGGAACAATAGACGAAAGTCCTATGGCATACAAAAATACGGATGAAATCAAAGAGCTTATTGAACCTACCGTTGATATAATTGATACGATTCGACCATTGATAAACATTAAGGCTTTATGATCGAAAAAAATGAGTTTCCTTTCTCTCTTGGTGGTTACGGCTGGCAAGAAGAATACAAAGGTTTTGATATTGTTGTACACGTACAAAAACACAAAGGAATATCCGCTTACGCTTTTTCTTCTGAAAAACGTATCGTTTGGCAAGAATCAAAAACTTTTGGAGATAAAGAAGAGCTATTCCAATGGGGACGTAGTGCCATTGACCGACATCTACAATTTCAAAAAGAAGAGACTGAAAGAAAGGCGGTTGTAAAAGCTGAATATTACATAAAGAAAGGAAAGGAAGCTGCACTTAAAGCCTTTAGTAGTGCCATGTATTTTTCTAATATTGAAGGAAAAGAGTATGAAGAGGCTTTAGGCTTCTTCCAATATGAACTTGATAAACAGTTTGGTAAACTGAAATGAAAACAGCCGATATTATTAATGGATTCTGTGAGCTTGTCTTCCGGGATAGAAAGGGAAACAAAATATACCCAAATGTTTTCGTTGAAAAATGGGAAGCCGACCTTTTAGAAGTTACCCGGTCACGGCTCACTTATGAATATGAAGTAAAAGTCAGTAGGTGTGATTTCCACAAAGATAGTAAGAAGCAAGATAAAAATGGGGACAGCAAATTTGATAACATTTTGGCTGGTGGACGTACCAACTACTTCTATTACATAGTTCCTGATGGACTTGTTAAGCCAGAAGAAGTTCCTGAATTTGCCGGACTAATTTATGCTATCAATGGAACACGCCGGGCAGATGGATATACGGAACCTATTATTTATTTCCATGTAGCCAAAGCCGCTCAAAAGGTATCCTCTACCAAAGCTGACAACAAATTCATTGATAAACTTAACCTATCAGCATATTATCGTTTCCACAAACTTCGTAGGATCAATTATTTAAAGGAAAGTAAAAATGGATGATAGAAAAATGATGGAAGAACTGGGCGAAAGACTTTGTGATTTCTGCCCTTTAGAAGATTGGGAAAAAGGTTCACACTTATATCCAAATGGTTATAGTAGCTGCGAAGGGAGTAAATGTGAAGATGCTCTTGAACACTATCTTGAAGAAAATGAGATGGAAGAAGATAATTCTAATGATGTAAGCAATGAAAACGATACAGGAAGTAAAGAACGCTAAAAAAAAGCTGGAAGAAGATATTTCATCTCTTATTTCCCAATTTGAGAAAGAGAATGAAGTATCGGTTTCTTCGATGGGAATGGAAACCGTTGGCTTTTGCAATGGTACCGGGCTTAATGCAGTGTGTGTTGAGGTAAAAGTAACTGTGGAATTATAACATTAATAGTATGAGCAAAAAAATCAAAAATAAACTCCCCAATTATGATACACAGATTTGTGTATTCAATACATTTTCTTCATGGGTGAATCATGCAAGTTCATGGTTGCGTGGGTACAGAAGCAGCCAAATTGTTTGTTTGGATACACAAAATCGCACATGCGAAATTGGTGCAGATTTTATGAGAGCCGATCAAGAAGGTACTTTTCCTATAAAAGTTTACGAAACCATAAAACACTCGAAGTAATATGTTTGAAAATGACAATAGATTTAAAGAGGCTGTTTCCCATTTCGGTGAAAAGGCTTCCTACCAATGGCTTGGTCTAAATGGAGATGAATGGATAAACCAATCCAACAAAACTATTGACGTTGATTTCCTTTCTGATTTAAAGAAGGGGAATATACGCAATATCAAATATCAAAGTGTGCCAAAACCTATCAATAAAACCAAATGCTTAATTGATATTTCGGAGCTTCGTATCGGTAATCTCGTAAAAATCAAGACTTCCAATGATGCCTCCTACTATCCGATATATGCCATTGACGGTATGGGACTGAAGGTTGTTTTAGGTGGCGTGAGACAATGCGAAGGCTGGAAAGACATTAGCCTGTTGAAACCTATCCGCATTACTGAAACTCTATTGGGAAAACTTGGATTTCAATTCACTCCTGAAGGAGATGATGCTTACGAACAAATATGGCGATCAGAAGAAGGATTTGAAGTTTGGGAACACTCTAAAGGTTTTAGCTGTGACTTAATGGATGGTGATGTAAAATCACTGCATCAACTTCAGAACTTGCACTTCTTTTTAACTCAAAAAGAATTGTATATAAAATGAACATCGGAATATTAGCAGTTGATAGTAATTTTCCCAATCTCGCGCTCATGAAGATAAGCAGCTATCATAAAGCACGTGGCGACAATGTGGAATGGTATAATCCTTTATGTTCATACGATAAGGTCTACATGGCAAAAGTATTCAGCTTTACACCGGATTACGGCTATTACATCAATGCCGATCAAGTCGAGAAAGGAGGTACAGGATATGACATAAGTAAGGTTCTTCCGGTAGAAGTTGATAGAATAGTTCCCGACTATAACCTGTATAACATTGATAAGAATCTGGCTTATGGCTTCCTTACTCGTGGGTGTCCTAACAAATGCAAGTGGTGCATAGTTCCACAAAAAGAAGGCAAGATAACTCCTTATATGGACATTGAAGAAATAGCAATTAATAACCGGAAAAATATAATTCTGATGGATAACAACGTACTTGCATCTGATTACGGTTTACAACAGATTGAAAAGATTGTCTCCATGGGCGTACGAGTAGACTTCAATCAGGGATTAGATGCCCGCTTGGTTACGGACGAAATAGCCCGGCTACTTGCAAGAGTAAAGTGGATGAAGCGCATACGGTTCGGCTGTGACACACCGGGACAGATTGCCGAATGTGAGCGTGCCACAGCTTTGATTGACAAGTACGGATACAAAGGCGAATACTTCTTCTACTGTATTTTACTGAATGATTTTAAGGAGTCGTTTGAGCGTGTCAATTATTGGAAGAACAAAGGAGGTAGATTCTTACCTCACTGCCAACCTTACCGCGACTTAAATAATCCGCATCAGATTATACCTCAATGGCAAAAGGATTTAGCCGGATGGGCAGATAAGAAGTGGATTTTTAGAAGTTGTGAATTTAAAGACTTTATTCCACGAAAGGGATTTAAGTGTAGTGAGTATTTTTATAACAATTAGAGTAAAACAAATCAAAAATGAACATACTAAAGTTTATTAGCAACTTATTCTATGACAAAGAAACCTATTTTGGTTCTCGTTGTAGCGGTTACGGCTGTTATCCATCTTTCAATGATGCAGGAATTAAGAAGCCTTTTATGTACCGACTATTAAAGGCTGGCAAAAAATGTGGCGGGTGTTCTGACTGTAAAATAGAAAAATAAATGGAAGAAAGAAAACTAAATTTCACAAGGAATGAAGACCCTACAATAGTAGAGGATAAAGACGGTAAGATAGCTAAAAAGATAGAAAAGATTTACAAAGATATTTGTTTTAATCTTGGATTTTGTTACGAACAGCTAAAAGAAGGAAATCTTACAGAAGGAATGAAAGAAACACATCTTTTTTTAACAGAAGGATATGTACTTAACTTTCTTGACGAACTTGGTTATGAAGGTGTTCTGAAAAAGAAAAAAGACGAAATGTATTCAGATATACGGTCGTTAAATAATGAAAATAGAGAACTTCGTAGACAACTTGGAGAGAAAGTATCAAACGAAGATGTTAGAGAAAAGTTGAAAAATATTTCTAATATCATAAAGAAATGGTGGAATATATACGGATTTGGACACGTTAGTGATATTTCATATACAGAGTATGGAGCGGTAAAACTGATTTTAAGCGGTTCGATTTGTCATGCCTATCGTGATGATACCCAAAAAGCCCCCACCGATGCGGAAAAGGCAGAGTATCTTGTTAAACTTGGTTTTAAAATAAGTTTAAAAGACCGAGGTAATGTTTTGTTTACTGATGGTAACTATATTCTTTTAGATAAGATGCTTAAAGAGAAATACCCAAGTTCTACCATTGCCAATATAAGAGGACACGAATGGGGTAATGAATTATCAATGAGAGAAATAGAAGTTTATATTCACAATTTAGACGACTTGAAGAATGAATAGTAATATGAACTATAAAATACTGATAATATGTACGATTCTATCTTTGATATTAGGGTGTTCCTCACCGAGAAAGTATAAAGAGAATCGTTTTACAAGACAATTTCAGAAAGCAGATTCATTGTTTAATGAAAAGTACGGATTATAACATTCTACAAATGGGAAATAATAGATTTAACGGAAAAGCTATATACAATCCGTCCGGCAAAGCTGGCGAGTATAGCGATTGGGCTTGTAATTTTTATACAGGATGCTCCAATAATTGCGATTATTGTTATTGCAAGAAAGGTGTAATGTCCCATGTGTGGAGTGATACCCCGAAACTGAAGAAATGTTTCAGAGACGACGAAGAAGCCATATCCATTTTTGAAAAAGAATTGTTGGCAAATCTTGGAGAACTTCAGGAACATGGATTATTCTTCTCTTTCACAACTGATCCCATGCTCCCCCAGACAATAGACCTGACTGTACGTGCAATCAAAATATGTGTACATCATAGTGTCAATGTAAAAATCCTTACCAAAAGAGCTGATTTTGCCGAAAAGTTCTTTCGTCCTCTTTGTAGCAAAAGCGCATTGAATGAGAATTTGATGCACATAGCATACACACGTCACGTTGCATTTGGATTCACATTGACCGGACATGATGAACTCGAATCCAACGCTTCAAGCAATTCAGACCGGATAGAAGCCATGAAGATACTCCATGAAGGAGGATATAAAACTTTTGCGTCCATTGAGCCTATTATAGACCTCGAAGGTAGTTTGTCTATGATAATCAGCACTGTTGGCTTTTGCGATTTATATAAAGTCGGTCTGTTAAGTGGGAAAAAGTATAATTGGCGAGAGTTACGAGGATTTATGCTTGCTTGTACTTCTTTAAAAAGTAAGTTCTACTTCAAGGATTCTTTCATAAGTCAGGCTGATTTAGATAGAGCAAATCTCCCACAAAGTTGTGTTGGAAGAGATTATGATATGTTTAAAATGTAAAAGAAGTAAAGTATAAAAAACATGTACGAAGGATTAAAAATAAATTTCAGCCTATGGCATATTGTAGGCGGTATTTACGGATACAATAAATTGATAAGACTTCCTCGAAAACAAAAGAAAGCATTAAAGAAAAGTCTTTTGCAGGATATTTTTACGGTAGATAGAAACTACCTAAAAGAGTGTCCAAAGCCTAAAAAAATGCCAATATTTAGTTATAAACAATTTAAAAAATGAATTATATAATTATTTTCCTGATAATATTTGTGATAGTATTATTGGTAGCTGGTGTGTTATTTCTCTTTAAGTTTTTAGAGAATCTACAAAATCAATTCTCCGCATTTCATCAAATTCAAGACCTATACTACAAAGATTTGGTAGATAAATTAAGACTATTGCGGTTTGCGGAGATTGTAAGACTATGGGATTACTGCACTCAAAATGAGATGTATGAAAGGGCTAAAGAGTTTAACGACATTTTAAACAAAGATTTTAGTGACATTTTACCAAAGAAGTAATATTATGAAACTTAGTAAGAAAGACCTAAAGCGTATCGAAAAGTCTGCTATTAAATACAAGCAATTCTACGAAACTCCCAACCATGAAATAGACGCAATAGTTCAAGAACTGATTGATTCATCAAAGAACATGCCTAAAAATATGACGAAGGAAGAAGAAATATCCTACATATTGGATGGAGATAATGGAGATAACAATTTGGATAAATTGAAACAAATAATTGAAGAAGAGGAAGGTAACAATGCAAAATAGTTTGAATGAAATCGCAAAGAAAGCGCATGACTGCGCTGTTCGCCGTGGGAAGATAAGTCTTATAGACGAAGAAAATAATTTCCACCGTGATTTACTGAATGAAGTTGCAGAAGTGTTCAATGCTGAAGGGAAGAAAAGCTCGCACATTGAGCACTTCTCTGATTTTGAAGAGGAATTGGCAGACGTAATACTTGTAGCCATGAGCACTCTTAATCATTTCGGAAGTGATATAGATGCTCTGATAAAAGCAAAAATGGACTTTAATCAAATAAGGAATGATTAATGAGTATAATACAATGGACTATAAGGGCAATCGAAATGGTTGTTTTTTTGTATCTTTAAAGTAATAATCGAAGACTTAATGAACGTATGAAGAAACAGATAAAACAAGATATAGCAGAAAACGTCACACTAACTGCCGTTTATAATATACTATTTACTAATGATGTTGTTTGTGGACTTGTGGTAGACTTCATAAGCCAACTGAAGAAATCACCATATTACCGTTTCTATGTGAAACAACAAGCTAAACGGATAGAATCAGAAATGCAGAAATATGAAAAGCGCATTGCCGAGATTTCCGGGAAACGCATCTTCTTCATGGCGGACGCTAACGAAGTTATTTCTGAAGAGTTACAGCCTGATTTACTAAAAATGGAATACAGCATCAAATCGGAGTTTGACAAACATAAGCTCAAAGATAGTGCTCTTCTTGCAAAAATGGAATTAACCCGGTGCATGTGCGAGTTATCTTGTTTGTCGCTTGATAAACGAATAGAAGAAGTAACTCCATATAATCAAGATGTGAAAAGGCTTACTTATCTTCGCCTTACAGCACTTTTCAGCTATGTTGATGGATTATCAAATATTCTCTACCAAAGCAAAGAATACATCAACTTGAACGAAAGTTCTAATTGCAAAATGGCAATGCAAATCATACAAAGAAAACTGACGGATTGTGATATAATCAGCCGGGCAATCAGCACGTCAGATAAATTGAATCCGGCTGTATAACATCAATAAATTAACATGAAGATTTCAGGACGAATAATTGTTGCTCTTCCAATGCAAGGAGGAACATCAAAAAGTGGCAAAGAGTGGTCGAGACAAGACTATGTTATTGAAACCAAAGAACAATATCCAAAGAAAGTTACGTTCTCGGTAATGAACGACAACATAATGAACTTTGGGTTGGCGGTTGGGCAAGATGTTGATATAGAAATCGACATAAATGCAAGTGAGTGGAATGGCAAATGGTATAACTCCATTTCCTGTTGGAAAGCCACATTGCTCAATCCCCAGCAACAGCCCCCGGCACAACCCAACTATTCTGCTGTTCCACCTAAACAACAAGCGACTCCACAACCAGCACAACAACAAATGTTTACCGAAGGACAAAAAGACGATTTACCATTTTAACTCATCATAAGTTGATACACAATTAAGAGGTAGCTTATTCGGCTACCTCTATCTTTCTTCTAAACTCTCTTAACTGATCAATAATAGAATACCGGTAACACCCAAGATCAATCCCATACCGGAAGCCGTATAAATAAAAAAAGCCCCGACCTTTTGAGCCGGGGTAAATACCTGTCAATAACAAGTAAACTTCTACTTCTTTCTCAAACGATATACCATCCAACCGACAATTAACAGAGCGATAACACAGCAATATACCTTATCCTTATGCAAATCCCACCATGATAGTTCTACGACAGTTTCTTTTTGATTCAGCAAAACATTAACCTTATTACTAATAGTATCAAGTCGATTCGAGAACTGCTGCAAAGTAATGGATAATGTTTCATCAACTTCTATTCGTTCCTGTTCCTGCTTGGAAGCGGTGGTAGTACTTTCTTTGACCGGATATTGCTTCCCTGTTGAATCCGGATCAGACAAGTAAACAGTTGTATTTTCAATCTTCAGATCACTTAGTTTGTCTGTAGTAATTTTCGTTTGCTTATTCACATCCAGCCGTAGTGATTCAATTAAGTTTCGCAAATACAAGAAATCCCCTGAATAGTCAATCTGTTTCTGCGTCTCGATATTACGAGAAGTTTTGCAGGAAGTAAACCATATTCCCGACATCAGGAATATGGTTATATAGATTAGCGCTTTCATGGTCGGATCACTGTATTGCGTAAGAAATTGGAAAATTCACTCCTTACATCAAAGCAGGGACACACCTTGATATACTCTGCCGGTTCAACTTCCCCACTACCATCCAAATCTGGTGAAGTGTCACGATGTCCGAGAAGCTCAACTATAGGATACTCCTTGCAAAGCTTTGCAACTAATTCCCGCAAAGCTGTTTTTTGGGCGATCGTTCTTGTGTCTGCGGGCTTTCCATTTGCATCCAAACCACCTATGTAGCAAATACCAACACTATGTTTATTATACGAAGATTCGCTAAAACCCTTCGTATTGCAGTGTGCCCCGTCAATGGATAGCGGGCGACCATTCTCTATCATTCCGTCAAGGTCAATGACAAAGTTATAACCGATCTGATTAAATCCTCTCTGCCTGTGCATCCGGTCAATATCCTTTGCACGTAAATCCTGCCCGACCTTTGTTGCCGAGCAATGGATGATAATTGCATCAATAGTTTTCATTTCTTTTCCTCCTTATCTTTAGTCATTGTAACTCTACGTGGTGGAATACGACGACTACAGTCATTATCAGGTCGATCACAACGATTATGTTCAGCATCCTTCAACTGTAGTTCCAACTCGTGACATTTATGTATCCAAATTAATTTATCATTCTGCTCATTACGTAATTCAACATAGATAGCATCTATTTTCGTATCACGTTGAGCAATACGATCTTCTAGCCAATCCACTTGTTTACGTTCATTCTCATCTTCCATAGAGTCAGCAGAAGCATCCTCCTTTCGAGCATTCGTTTTTCGGTTAACGTAGAAGTTAACTATCCATTTGATTGCCTCCAAGCCGCCTAAGGCACCGAGTATTGTTAACCAGTCGTTTAGTTCCATAATTATATTATTACTTAAACATTGATATAATTAGAATAGAAATAACAGCAATTAACCCAGGCAACAATACAGTAGCCAATACATCCAGCCAATCGAATGTATTCCCGTAGAGTTTATCTTTGTAATCAACTGCAACCGCAACAATAACAGTCGACACAAAAGCAATCACAGTTGAGGGAATTAATCCCACTCCAAGTGTCAAACACACCGCCAGCATCGCTATGAAAACCAACATTCCGGCTTTCATGTGTTTCGGACGGTTACTATCCTTCAGCCATCCGAGATATTTCTTTATTATTTGTTTCATTCTTTTTATTCTAGGTTATGTAGGTTTATTGAAATTTAAATCTGATACATTAGGCGATATTTGTCCAGAGTAAATAGCAAGTTTCAGAAAAAGCATGGGCAAGTTATCATAATAAACACGAACGGGCTTATTGGTCGTATATGCGCGATCTACAAACCAAACACCTGCCGGGACCTCTATTCCTTCTGGATTAAGGACTGGCTCAACATGGATAAAGTTGTCGCTGTGACCAACTACATAATATTTTAGTTTAGTGCCTGTCCAATAAGCTAACAATCGTATGAATGAACCTTCTTGTCTCATAAAGCACGTTCTTATTTCCGATCCCTTATAATATATTCCCGTATAAAGTTCCGAGGTGTCTCCTATTCCAAATATATTATACGCTTCATTCCATGCCCTGTTGGTGGTGCTCACAATAAGAAATTCTACTCCGTCAAATTTTTTATCATTAGGAAGACTAAGATTGCCTTTTCCTGCAAATAAGACATTCACCTTACTATAAGCCACCTTCTTTATATCAATGGTTTCAGTATTCGTAAATATAGGTGTATTAGTAGCAAATCCATATACGTGTCCTCCGTTTGAATACTGGTCACCTGTTTTAAGGTTAAAAGCTAAATTTGGACTGAAATTACCAGACTGCGGATCATTTGGATTAAATTCTTGATAGTTGCTAGTAGGATCTCCATTGGCATCTATTCCCTGCTGCGAAAACATATAATCACCATAGAAAACCGCACTAGCAAGCTTGGCAAAGTTAGCCATCAGAATCTCCGTGAATATTGCTTTGTAGTTTTCAAAAGGAATCCACGTAGAATTGCTTCCGTTTGAAGCATAATCTTCAGCGGGATCGATTCCTACAGAGTTTCCATTTTTACGCATTGTATAATATGTCTGTCCTGCCTCGTAGTAGACAATAGGAGTTATGTCATCTGTACAGGTGTAAACTGTTGATAAATCAAAAGCACCTGAAGGAAATGGTAATCTACCTCGAACGCCAGCAGGACCCGGTACACCATCCTGCCCATCCTCTACAACAGAAACCATCTTCTCATCCACCTGTGTACCTCCTACATATAACCGGAATGAGATTGCCGCCATATCGGAAGTGACGATGATCCGTGACCCATATACAAATTCAGCCGAATTACTTCCTGTTTTATAGGTCAGCACAAACTTAATCGTTCCGCTTCCGGATACAGGATTTCCGTTACCGGTTTTACTGAAACATTCGCACGATACATATTCCGGTAAATGTGACCCGTCAGCTTTTCTCTTTACCTGAGTAACGGATGGGACCAACCAATAAGTAGTAGCATCCGCCCCATTTTCAGGGGCTATGCTCACTTTGAATAGATTTGAAGACAGTTTCTTAGCCATAGTTTAAGATATTATTGTTGCGCTTACATAACCGGAGATTCCTCCACCGGCATTGATCACATCCTGAAAAGCCACATTGATGCTCTTCTTTACTCCGGACAAGGAATCAATCTTAGCACCGGAATTATCCGTTACCGTGAATGTAGTTTGAGCCGTAGTGTCTTCCGTGCCATCGTCTTTTTCTACTTTTGCCGTATATACAGCCGTTTCACCTTCTTTGATTTGCTCGCCTGTAATTCCGTCTACATACAAATTAACCCGATAAGGATCGGTGTAATCCGTTACATTGATATAAGCACTGGCCAGTAACGTAGAATCGTCTTTACGATATAGGTCACAGCGGTAAGTAGCCGTACCGTCAATTTCGGAAGCCGGAACTTCAAGTGACCACACACCGGTAGCGACCTGCGTAGAGACTTCTCCTACTACCTTATTCCATTTAGGGGTATATGCCGACAAATCAGATGGGGTTACTCCATCTATCAAAGGATGAGCATTCAGCGTTGCTACGGGGCTAGATGTTGTGACGTCCGTATCTCCGTCCAGATACAAGGTAGTGGAGCTACCGACAGTCTCCACGATCTCAACAGTTTCGGAAATAGCGTCAAAGGCGAGGGATTGCCCGCTTACTTCCGTTGTGCCGGACAATAAGATTGTATCATTATCGTAATTGGATACCGGTACGATGTTTTTTACAATCTCAAAGACAATCATATTCGGATAGTCACGCCCGCCAATATTCACCGTCTTTGTTGACTTCTTGAATACTCCGGCAAGTGCTCCGGTAGTGCTCAACCCGTCACCGCCAAAGGCAACCTGAACACCATTGTAGAATAGATCCAGTGTCACAGGATTCAATACCGCTCCGTTATCATCACGGTTTAAGTGTGCGTAAATAAGAGGCTTCGTTGCTGATGTCTCCCAGTCAGGGCTACAGATATTTGTCCCTTTCTTATACTCCTGACGAAGTGGTCCGTTGATGATACCCATTCTAGCACGGATATTCACACCGTTCATCAGGGCAAATAGCTGAAAACTTCCATTTATCTTTTTCATTTTATGTCCTCCTTACTTTTTTGATGTTTTACTTTTGTTTTTCTCTTCTAGCAACAGAGCGTCTAAGGTTTGTTGCGTGATAATCTCAACGTCTTGCAGGTCACTTCCGATCACTTTCATGGCGTTAATACTAAGTACGGCCCGACCGTCACTCAATTCCTGCGCGTCTATGTAGATTCCCTTTTCTACCAACTGCGTTTTTTTGACTAATAGGTAATTCATAATGTTATCGTTTTTAAGTTAATACTATTCTTCCTTTTTGAGAGTACCTTTGAAGCACCACCCCTTGTCATTCTCTACTTCGCAGTCTTCAAAAGGTAATGTAGTCTTCCAGGCTTCCTCAAATGACATACGACCAATAGCCGCCGTTTTATTGATATATTGAATCATGTTGTTAAGGAACTCGCAGATAGCAGGGTGATAACCTTTTACGAGACGGGTCTTTGTCACCTCTGTTTCGTTTTCAATGTCTGCGTAACGTACTTGCATGCGCATCCAGTATTTCCCTTTCTTGCGGTCAGGTTCGCGTACCTCAAAGTCGAGAACCTCGAAGGATTTTCCTTCTAGTTCGGATATATCTATCAAAGGAGAATCCATCCGCCTTCTGACCATTGTTTCCTTAGTTGTCAAAAATGATAATTTCATATTTAATTTTCTCGTTAAGTTTATGGCATCGGCTCCTTTAAGAATTCCTTGATAAGAAGCTCTTGAACGAGGATTGTGCCATACATTTTTAATTCTTTTCTTTGTGCTCTTCCTAATCTCCGTATGATCGGTGTGAAATACATACCCTAAAATATCCGGAGCAACTTTCATTGGAGTAGGATAAGCATCTTTCTTTAGCTCGTATCCTAAATTATACCAGAGGTAATTCATTATTCTCCATTTTGCTTCATGGAGCCTGTCTTTATCTCCAAAGAGAAGGATATCGTCAGCATATCTCACATAATGAGGAATCTTTAAATCTTGGCGAACAAATCGGTCAAATCCCATCATCATGATGTGTTGATTGATCGGAGACGGAGGCGTTCCTATCGGCATTCCGGTATCACAAAAGGATATTTGTTTCAGCATATTCAGAAATCGCTTATCTTTCCAGATCGTTTCATGACGGGAAAACAAAATATCCGGATTTGTACGTTCATAACATTTTTTTATGTCAAGTTGTAAATATCCCCATGGATGATAAACGTTTATAATTCGTTTTATCTGACGTACGGGGTCATACCTTCGTTTTTTAGAATTTATCCCTCTTCCTTTGATGCAGTTGTAGCAATCGTCAGATAATCTGTTGTCATATTCCGGTTTCATCATAAGCATTAAAGCATGCATAGATACTCTATCTTTAAATTTACTGATAGCCACGGTTCTATTCTTCCCGTTAGGAGATACAATGTTTTTATATCGGTATCTTACATTTGCAAGCTGCCCATTTAGGAGCTGTCGGTATATATTATATTCATTTTCTTTGTCTTGTATAAATTTTATTGTTTCTTGTTTACTTGCATGCTTCTTAGAAGCATTAACTGTTGCCTGATTTATTAATTCAAGCGTTAAACGGCTCATTATGTTCCCTTTTCTTTTCATCTTTATTTTATCCAAGCGGAAGCCTTATTAACGGACTTTCATGTTTTTACTAGCCCATTTCCCTATCTCCTCGTATATAGGGATTGTCTTTTATGTTTCGTACTACTGACGAGGTTTTACGTGCAAATTAGTTCTTTTGTAAGCCGCCAGCGTAGTTCGTATTCGTATTCGAAAGCGAATTATTCGCATTCAAATTGCGAGCGGAGCAGACGCCCCAATTGCCGTTACCACGCTACGCGTAAAACCTTAGAGATAGGGAGGACGAGCCTCCCTCGCATGTTCGTTTCACTCACTCACGGCTGCGCTTTCGCCACTAGCGTTTTGCGCCGTTGCACTTGACGTCCCTTCTGGTAAACGAACTTGAAAGCCGCCAGCGTAGAGCGGAGTCGTAAGCGAAAGCGAATAAGCCGCATTCAAAATGCGAGCGGAGCAGACGCCCCAAAGGCCGTGACCACGCACGCGATGACCTATGCGAACCTTCTTACCAATAGGAGAAACGCCTATACCATTTCCTGTATCCATATAGCAAGTATTATCGGATAATCCTCCTTTTTTGGTTGTGCCGACTCTGGTTCCTCGTATCAGATCGGTGAAATATCCGTTATTACTCATCGTATATGCGCCAGCTTGATCATAAGCAGATTCAAAATCAAAATCGCCACTTGTTTTTTCTACTGTCTTATCAAGCGTCAAATTGGGCTGATCAAGACAAATAAATACTTTAGTTAGATGTCTCCCGTCTTCTTGTATCGTAGCTACCTTTTCAATCCCTGCTCCGGCGTATTGGAAGGCGTCGGCAGATACTAAGTCCATACCATAGATTGCTGAAGTTTGCAAGCTTATAGTTATATCCTTTACTACAACAGGATTTCCAGACGCGTCGAATACATTGATATTTTCCAAGGATACCACCTTCCTCAACCTGGCGTTCATTTCCCCTTCAAGAAGTGTTTTTGTGCCGGGAACATTGGAATACTGATAAGAACCTCCATTAAAAGTAAACGATGTATCAGGCTGTATGTTATTCTCTGCCGCATAAGAGAGAGCCATCTGAATTTCAAGACATTCCATACGGGGGTATTCCCTAGAAATAAGATTGCTCCAATGTGTTTTTGACCCTTCCGCATCGACATAGAAGGCTGGTTGTTCAGATAATTTCTGATACACCCATGAATCTGCCGATCCCATCCTGTATGCCGCATTAGTTACCTTTAAAAAGTTTTCACTAGTTACGCTCACATTACTTGAGATTCCTCCTCCAAACTTATTCGGATCATGTAGATAAACTGTCCCGAATTTGTTCATCAGGGCATTGGTGATGTGTAAAAGATTCCAGTCCATCAGTGGAGCGAACGGAATAGTCTTTACCGGGTCAGCGTTATGGGCTATAGCGAAGTCATTTGTAGTCAATTGACTTAAAGCGGTTCTCGGATATGTCCTGTCCTGCTTATTAAACTCTGTAATTCCTAGTAATCCGTTTGAACCACCATCTCCAGCTCTGTATTTGAAATACATGGACCGGAATTTACCATTAACCACCGCTGGCAATCCCGGACAAATCAGTGTCGGGGGAATAGTCCTTGATTGTATTCCATTGTATTCGAATGGTTCTTCACCAAATAGAGCTACGACCTCGCTGCCGACTATTGCATTTTCGATTGTATGGATAGTTTGTGTCCATCCGTACATGATGTTGTAGCCTTTATCCTCCGCGGCCGAGTTAACGGTAGTCGGCGCGGGAGTACCATCCTCGAATCGCATCCAGTTGTTGTTCTTGAGCTTGCCGATGATTTCCACGTTTACTCCGTCTTCGCATTTAACCAAATAAGCACCCAGCTTGTCCGCAATCTGATTCACCCCGAACTGGAAAGCAGGCGTAGCACCAATGCCATTGTATACGCTTCCTTCAACATTCCATGAGCCGATCTTGGGCATGACGGACGGTTCCAGTACTACCGGATTCGTATAGGTGATACCCAACGCCTTGACGGTCGTTTCGATATACTCGCCATACCCGATGATGGAAGACGTACCATCGGCATTGGTCGCTTTCCATGTGATGTTGTAGTACTTCTCCGGATTCTCGATTATGCGGCCGCCGGCAGTGATCTCGCAACGAGACTTGATAAGCTTATCCGTATCGATGTCTTTCACTGTGATATATGCCCCGGCAATTGGAATTTGCTTGGCATTCTGGAAAACGGGAAGATCTACACGCACGTTGTACTGTACCAATAATGCGGCATTAGTCGGTGATGAAGGTGACGATTCGGCCACTCCTTTATAAGAAGCACGACACTCTAGTTTCAAATTCTTGATGCGTGAAGCGTCTACGGTAATCGTACGAGGATATGTACCGTCTGCGTTGGGGGTCGTTACCATCCAAGCATCAGAGGTAGTTATCAGACGGGTGTATTTGCCATCTTTAACGTACCACCAATATACCGCATTATCTTCTGTCAGATCAATTTCACCTGATTTTAGCATTGCTTTTAATTGGACGTACCAATTGGCAGGATTGGTATCATCTATTTTGGTGGGGTCTACAATTACCTCTGTAGGAGAATCCGCCATTAAAGACAGCAAAGATGCCTCGTAGTAGATAGTACTTAGAAGCTGTTGTTCGATGCGTGATTCCTGACGGCCTGTTTTGGGGTTAGTGTAGAACGCTTCACCAATCAGAAGGAACGGTTCACTTACAGGAGTATTCCGTTTTACCTTTAAAACAAGGAGGCCATTAACCGTGGCTATTTCATAGTTAGGGTCGTTATCGGCTATTTTGTTAGCGGGTTTGTATTCGTTCAGATACCAGTCGATTCTATCCAGCGTTGCCGCTCCGTTGGCTATTACCTCGTCAGGATCTTGCAAGTTGACGGCAACCGTTACCATCAAAGGAAGGATAGAGGAATAAGACGGATAAAAGGCATTGTCGTCACGGCTGTACTTCTGTTGAAAAGAGCCTTCACCGATAATCTTCATGCCGGAACTGACGTTCAACGGCTTGACTTGAATGTTGACTATTCTTTTTTGTTGCATATTAATTAAAGATTAAATTGTAATTCTTCTGATTCCCGTAAATAATTCTCTTCGCCTAGTGGAATAACTGCTGTTATCTTAAATGTGACGGACCGGGCATTTAACCACTGCGATCCCATATCGGAAGATATGAGGTGTATCTTGTTTTTTTTGCCATCTACAAAGGTGGGTGACCAAGCATTATCCTCTGCTGCTATTCCTGTATCTCTGTTCCATGTGATTACCGTTCCGGAAGTACTCATTACATCTTCGGTGATGTCGGTTGTACCGTGATAGAATCTGGCTTCGATTACCGTATCAATCAAACCATAGAAGAAGCTGAACCCTTTCGAGCTTTGAAAGTCTATTGAGAATTCTCCGTTACCTTCCAGGAACGCCCAGTCGGTGGAGTTCCATTTGGGTTCTAGCAGCGTACCGGTCTTTAGGCATTGCCATTTTAAGCCACGATGGTAAACGGTGCTGGACTCATTAACACCTGTTATAGGATTCTTTGATTCGAAAAGGTATGGTTCTTCAGAGGTGGCAACCGATAAACTCCAGATTCCACGGTTGACAAACTCGTAGACAGGCTTGCCGGTTACATCTATGCGAATATCATCCTGACGGATAAGGCCACGGCAATAGACATAACTTTGTCGGTAGTTGATCGGCAGATTGTCGAACAAAGACAGACGTTTCATTTTACCAATCAGGATAGAGTAATTGTTCTCTTCTAAGATAGGTTTTGTTACTCCATCGAGCATGCAGATACATTTCTCATAGCTGGAGATATACCAATAACTCTGCCGGTCTTCATCCGAAGTGTTACCTCTACGGGTAATGGCCATTAATGGTTCAGGTGGATAGTTCTTACCTCCCGGTACTTCTGAATCAGGATAGAGGACTGCTTCAATGTAGTTGTCTACGGTGTTGACTCCTACTACTCGCATCCATGAGGTGCGGTAGTTACCGCCTCCGGTGGCCAGGTCATTGACAGAACCGTATATGATATCGTTCCAGTCGAAGGCTGTGAAGTCCGTTGCATGACGTTTGCGTAAAGGTAGACGGTAGGTTCCGTCTCCTAATAATTCAATGCTTTCTATTACTCCAGATTCGGAGAAGGCTGTATCACTTTCTTGAGCGGATAGGCGGTTGAAGATTAACTCTAAGACGGTGAGCGAAGTTCTAAGCTCCATACTAGAAGCTTGTATTTTTCCATCACTAAATAATCCAATGCCAGTGCCAGAGATCAAGTTGTTTATGAAGTTGCCTACTTCGATGCCACCATTAGCTTTCAATAAGAATTCAGTACTATCAGGCTGATCTTTACGAATGTATTTTCCGCTATTAATCTCTTTTAATGTTTCATTCAAAAAAGATAATACTGCCGCGACATGCCGATTAGAGACGCTATTCTTCAAAATAGCTTTGTCGATATAGTCTATCAGCTGATCTATGATGTCCTGTTGTGCTGACATATCAATTGAATTGTTTGGTGAATTGTTCGGTATGTATTCGCGGTGATCCTAAATCATCATCAGTGAATGAACCAGTATAACGCTGTTCTGAATCTGCAAAACGTAGAGATAACTTTATACTCTCCGGAACGGTTGCCCGGGATGCTCTGGTAAGATTTTCCGCTGTTACATTTACTCTGATATTTCGTCCGTCCAGTCCAAGGAGTTTTATGTCATCAGAAGATAGCATATCAATCAAATGTATCAATTCGTCATTTGTGCGATATCCCGATTCTACTGTCATAGACTCACGTCCGGATAGTCTCTCCCATGATTCAACATAGTCATCTATAACTTCATCATACTTATTGAATGCATTTTCTTTTTCTGCTTCACGCTTAATGTTACCAATACCTGTAATTTCGATTAGCTCGTAAGAACCGTATGAATTAAGAAATTGTAAGAGATACCTTTCTCTACTTATTGTTCCGGGAGTGATTACAATTGTGCAGGATTTGGTTTCTCCTACATAGATGTCAAATATAGAGGCCAGAATATGGTGAGCATCGAAAAGTTGCTTCCGAAGACGATATAAGTTGAGTCCAACCGGTTCTCCGGCTACTCCTATTAAAACGGTTTCTATCCCATTCGCAATTACTCTTAGTATACCACTATCAGGGTAAATGAAAGAAATTGGGAGGAGTTCTGTTTCTCGGATTGTAATAAGTCTTTCAGAAGTACGGGTTGTTTGGAAAAAATTACCTTCCGGATTCATCAATTTCCAGATGAATACATTTTTATTTTCATCATTGAGATGGCGTAACATTCTCTTGCTGATTCCTCCAATAAATACTTTTAGGGAGATTGTTAAACTATTCTTCTCGCTATTGGATACATTGATAGTAACATTGTGAAAACAACCTTCTGCCTGTAACAGGACCTCTTCTGATTCGTTGTATAATTGGGCCGGTTGTACTATGTCAGCAAGTATGTCTTGAATAAAAACAAAGAAATTACTCTCTCCACTGCCGGTAAATATTGTTTGTTCTCCTACTAAGATGGTATAAGTGGCCAGAGAACTGCTGTTAATCGACAACTTGATGGGATTGCCAGTCAATGCCATATTTGCGGGTGATATGTTTGCAGTCAGACTCATTTTACTTGATAGTTAGGTGAGATAATTTGTTCTTGTACCAGGTAATTACAGGTACAATAGTTATGTAGGAATTCTTCTCTATCAGCGGTGGGGTGAGAGAGAAAAAGAAAGAGGTCATCAAACGTAATAGATGTATTCTTCATATATTCCTGATAAGTGATGAGCATCTTTCCAATATCATTTGATTGAATAGTTGATATTACTGTTTCTGATGTATTCATATTGCAAAATTGTATGTTATACTGTGAGATATAAAGGACATTTTATAATAATTCAGCACGTAATGATTGATCATATTGCAGGTCATAATGTACTCCTCCTCTCGAATCACTTATCTCATAATGGATGTGCCCATCTGGGGTTGTACCGAGGTAATACCTGATTCGGTAATATAAATCGAAGCTATAATTGATTTTCCTGATGAAATACTCCTTTTTATTATTGTAATCTTCTTCAGTAGGTACTGAAAGAGGTACTTTTATATCTACGGTATCTGTAGACACATTTTTATATTGTAGATCATACAAACTATTACCATCCCTGTTTGCTTCATCTCTCCAGGCATCTCTTTGAGGTTTTATTGCAGCTTCTACAACGGAATTTTTGTTATCGAATAACGCCCACTTGTATTTCTGGTCCACAATAGGGACAGTTTGTTCTTCTTCTAAATTGAACGGCTTGAGTAATTTGATAGTCCGTAGTTTAACGCTTGCGGGGAAAGATGAATTTTTAGGTAACGAGTACCGGATGGTATCGGGTAACATTCGTTGGCCATCCAACAGAATAGGAGAGGAGAAGTCTGGATTCATGCATTGTTGCGTGGATAGATGTATATCCGTTTCTATATAATGGTTTGCGTGACGAAGAATCGCATCATACTCTTTCCAAAAATGATTAAACAGTCCATATTGACCAACAAATAGAAGTGATATTTCACAGGCTTGACCATTTTGTTTGTTCAATACTGGTTTCCCAAAGATATCGAGGCAAATTTGTGAACCATAAGTCACTCGCTCTCTAGTATCGAAGAAAGAAAAACAAAATGCAAGGGGCGTTTGATAGTCTAGCTTCTCCGATAATTCAATATCGGAACTGGAAATAGTGGTGTATCGATGTACTTTACCGAAAAGATAGTAAGGAACTCGTATATATTTATATATGTTTCCTTTAAAACGTTCTATTTCAGAAGGTAAAAACTCATCAATAGAGGTAATCTCTTTGTATGCCATATCAGCTCCGCGATCCCAGGGGAAGAAATCTGTTGACACTAATTCTGTACGTCCGGTGATGTTGTCTGTTTTATAATATAATCCGCTCTCTGTGGAATAGGTCAGATAGCCATTTGCTTTAGTCGTGACAATATAATGGTATGGCTTTAAAAATTTATCCAGTGAATCAGCTGCAGGAGCTGCCGTCCATCTTGGATCTTCCCCCCGCACATTTGTTGCGGCTGATAATTTTAATTGCTGGGGAGCTTCAAAGTTGATAATTGGTTTGGACGCTTTCTGTAATGTCCAGTCTGAAGTAGCTTTGGAATTAAGAATGTCACGAATGAATTTAAGTCTGACCTCACGAGTATTTCCATCCACAAAGTAAAGTAATCCAAAGCGGCACCATAAGGCTTGCATGAATTCATTGATTGTACAGTCAGGCATGAGGTCAGCATATTTTAGTTCTCCTTTTACACAGCAGTCTGCTGCATTATTAAGAACAACCAGGCGACCGAGTTGGTGGTGGTTAGTAAATGGGTTTTCGGTGACAGTATATCCGTATGTGGAGAATATGGTTTCTAATATATAACTGATCTTTATAAATGGGACTATTCCATATCCTTCAGGAAGTGAAACTTCTACGGGTTCTCCATTGATGAAAAATGTTTCTGTCCGTGCTTTCCACCAATACCCATCGCGATAGTTATTTATATATTCTGCATAATTGGTAACTACGTCATTATCTTTCTTACGATTACAAGTGACCGCCACAGGAAACAGACAGAAGGGAGCATCATCTTTTTGACTATTTTCTATAATATATGGTATTAATTCTGATACCCCTCCTTCAGGGCGAAGAACGGGAAGGGTAATGGACTGTAGAGAAACATCTTCCCATATACTGTATAATTCAGATTCTCCAAAGCCTACATTAAAGGTTATTCCATCATTTTCTGAAGCCTTCGTAGTATTCATCTTACCGGTTCGATGATAAACCCCGTCACTGATGGTCACACGTTCATCGGTAATTGGAGCGTTGTCAATATCAGTTCTGTTAATGTAATTGTTGAGACGCAGATTATTTCTGGTACCTGGTATAGTAGCGGCAATAGATTGAGATCCCCGTTCGTTGTAAATGGGTGAGCTGTCTTCTATTTCTGTACAGAAGTCTTTTGGAAGATCAAAAGTACCGGATGTGTTTGATATTCTTAGTGCCATAATAATTCTTATTTAGTTGAGCGGGTAAATGGTTTTTTTGATTTTTTATCTAGTTCTTCAGCATTTCGTATATCTCTTAGAGAAACGTATGCTTTTAAGTTTTTGAGAGTCTTAACTAGCATCCCGATCTCTTTAATCAACTGTTCGAGTTCCGAAGCTGACATATTATAAGGAGTTTCTTCATTTTTTGGGGATAAACTGTTAATAGCTGAATAATTACCTGAAGCACGTTGGGGCACATGACCACTACGGGCATCCTCAATTGCGTTCAGGACTAAAGGGTAATTTATATGATTTTGTAATCTTGATAAATCGTCTGCATTGATAATCAGTTCTGCTCCATTTTCTGAAATCAGAGAGGTGCGTCGGACAATACCGGTGGGAGCTGCTCCAATATAAGGAATATCCCGATAGTTTTTACCATCTTCTTTCCCGATTACATCGTAGCGACCTGATGCCCATTGAGAAACACTTACAGTTGCTCTTTTGGGAGTATCGGATGAAGCCGTGTCAAAATCTGAAGAACCGGATGAGTGTTTGCCACCGATCATTCCTTTCAAAGCACTTTTTGCTGTTGCAAGTGCTGCCATAATCAGACCTGTGAGAATGGCAGCCCGGGCTGCACCGGAAGCTCCAAATGACGCAACGGAATCTGGCATAGCCATTGCTTCAGCTGTAGATCTGGCTACGGCACCGGTAGCAGTAGCTGTTGCTTTAATGATTTCAGCTTCGATTATTTTTCCTAGTATATCGAATACGATATCGATCATTGTGTCTGCAAAGCCTTGCATTGCATTTTCTTGTCCGGAGATGATGTTGCCTAATGCAGAACCAAGTGCTGAACCATACTGTTTGTATGTTTGCAAACGTTCTTGATATTGTTGTTGTTCCTTCTTGGTTTGTGCTGCAGTCTTTTTTTGTTCAGCATCTTTTGCTTTGGCATGTGAGGCTTGTTCTTCCTTCATGCATTTTATCTTGAAATCAAGAAGTTGTTTCTCTACTTGTTTTCGTTGCTCGGCATTCAAACCGGCAATAGAGAGCATACGCTCAAGATGCATAAGAGTCAGTTGTTCCATAGCATCATTATAAGCTGTTTCGGAGTTTAGATTCTCATCTTTGCCGGAGGCATACAGCTCTTTTAAATCCTGTTGTTGCTTTTCATATTGAGTTGTCTCTTCGTCAAGTAACTTTTGAGTGTTATCTTTCTGCATTTTTAGCTTAAGATCATTAATCTGATTTTGGATTTCGGCACCTTCCTTGGATTTGGATCCAGCAACTTTAAGGGACCGTTCCAAGTATTCCATCTGCAGACATTCCATTTCCTTTTGGAATTCCTTTTCGGTCTGTAGAGTTTCATCATTCCCCTCCAGATACATTTCTTTTAGTATAGCTTGCTTTTGAGTGTATAGCTTTTTTTCTTCTTCAAGCTGTTTTTTTCGTTTTTTTTCGGACTCTGTTTCATCTCCGGTTGTTTTATTACCTTCAGGCTTGTCTCCGGTAATGACTGTTTCTGGAAGAAGGTTGTTATTGATACGGTCTATGAAAGGCTGGAATTTAGCTTCAGTTTGGGCTATTTTCTTTTCCATGTCATATACACTTTTGATGTAATCTTCCATGTATTCTCCCATTTCATTACTAAGAGATTGCTTCTTAAAATATTTGTAACTGATGGTATGGTATGCTTGTCCCCAAGCTCGTTCCCAACCTTGTCCTGCTTTCTGAAATTCCGAAGTGGTTTGTTTTAAATCATTGATAACCATGTTGACAAGTTGCCCGTTTCCTAATGAACCGACTAATTTGTTGCGAATGTTTTCTAGGGCGGTTGCTTGTTCTTTTATCGAACTTGAGACTATTTTATCTGTCGCTTCATTTTTAACTTTGAGGGCAATCTGCGTCTGTAATGAACCGTTTATGCGTTTATAGGCATCATTGATATCATCAAGAGAACTTTTTTCTGTCAATAGATGAGGAAGATATTGACCATAAGTTTCGTTTACGGCTTTAATCAGCCGGCGGCGATCTTCGGTACCTTCTCCTGCTCTTTTAAGAGCATCAAACAAATTATTGAGCGAACGTTGCTCTTTAAGTAATTCGCTTTGGAATTTCTCTTGTGCCTCCGTTGCTTCTTTGGATCGTTTAGTGAATTGATAGATTGCCATAGCTGCTGTAGCCAATAATGAAATAATGATTCCTATCATATTTCCTTTCATTGTGGCATTGAGTCGCTGCATGGCTGCCGTAGCCATTGTTGTGTTACCTGCCAATGCATATTTGGCTGCAGATAAAGCCAGAATTGAGGCTAATCTGATCTTGCTCCAGCTCTCTGCTATTTTGTCGGTTGCAATGCTAAGAAGTTTGGCATTCTTGAGATTGGTTTCATAAAATTCTGTGGCCTTCACAGCTAGATAGTAAGTTGTAATGGCAGTTGTTAGTGTGATGATTATACCTGAATGTTTGACCATGAACCCAATCAAGTCTATAATCTTTCTGGTCCAGTTTACCGTTCCATTTACTGCACTAATAATTGAGGGATTGAGTTTTTCCATTAACTCCATTCCCATCTCATTCATTTTGTTTTTCGCTTGTGCGAGCTTGGTGGCTGCCGTATCGGATTTGGTGGCTGCTTGTTCCATGGCGACACTGGTGCCGGTGACTGCCTGGGTGTAGTATTTGACTTTTTCAGTTTCGTTGATCAGGACAGAAGCAACGTTGTACCCCTCTTCACCAAACATTTTTTTGATTTGTGCTGCAGACAACTGTTTTTTCTGTAAATTGTCCAAAGCTGTTTCCAAGCCTACAATTTTAGGATTCGTTTCATCTGCTCCGGTTTGAAGAGTAAGGAAGAATTTTTTTAGTCCGGTACCGGCAATTTCATCCTTGATACCTTTTTCGGCCAAAGTTTCGATTGTACCAACGAGTTGTTCGATCGAAACATTTGCAGAAGATGCAGCCACACCGGAACTTTTCACAGCTTTAGTTACTGACTCAACGGCTGCAGATCCATATTTTGAGCCGGCTGCCATTACATTAGAATAACGTGAAGCTTCATTTGCTTCTGCACCATATTGGTTCATTGAAAGGGTTACGGCGTCCACCGCATCTTTCAGTGTCATCCCGGAAGCGGATGCCAAGATAAGAGTTTGTTCGGTTACTGCAGCCAATGCTTCCTTGTTAGATAGTAACTCCGGTTTAGCAGAGCCGACTAATTTATAGGCATCAAGAATTTCGGTTGCTGATTGTCGGATCCGGATACCGGAATCACTAATGGTAGTGGAAAGCCGGATTGCTTCTTGTTCCAGCCAATTAATGTCGTCTTTGGAAAGTCCTGTTAATGCTTCGACATCGGCTTTGGCATCTTCACGTTCATTGCGTTTTTCACGAAGTTGGTTCAGTTTTAGTGTTAAGCCTGTTACAGCTGCTATGACGGTGGTGACAACTGCAGCATATTTATTAAACAGTTCCACGGCTTTTCCTATTGGACTAGCTTGACAACCAACTTCTACACGCATATTTTTTTGTGCTCTGGCTACTGCTTCAGTGACGCGCCTATTTTGCTCCAGGGCTGCATTGTATTGTTCAGTACCGGGTATGGCTGCACGGAGTTCTTTACGGACTTTTTGGCTGACAGATAATAGTTCGTCATAGGTTGCTCCGGAGAGGTTTTTCAGGATTCGGTCGGTCTCGGCTACTTTTTGCTTATAAGTATTGAGAGTTTTATACTTATTCTCCAGTTCTTTTTGCAGAGTTTTGGATTTTCTGGCATATCCTGATTCTGATTTATCAAGAGAAGATATTTTATTCTCTAGCTGGGAGATGGCATCTTCTATCTTCTTGACGCCGGCTGATGCTTCAGTTCCATCAATAAATATTTTAATACTTCGGTTTAGGTCGTTCATATGGCTTTACTTTTCAATGTATATTTTGGTTGCGTCGATAAGCATAGTGTCAAAATAGCGCATACAGATATCGGCAAGTTCCGGAAGACGGTTTTTGATGACCGGATCGAACCAATGAAAGGCTTGCCGGTTACCTTCATTCTGTTTGCCAAGCGATGCGGGATTAGTATGTCGGATGATACTCGTATTGATTTCCATTCCGTTGATTCGTTTCAGGTAGCTCCATTTACTTCCGATAAGACCACCTTGCCCGCGTCCGGCACCTTTGTGGATATAGACACCATGACGAGGAAAAGAGAAACCAAGTCGGTTGATTAATCCGTATTTGTCAGTATAGGCTTTAGGTTGTAGTTCACGAGCAATACGTAAACTACGGGATGAAATGGTGGCTTTGAGTTGTTTACTGACAGCATCCTGCCATCGTTCTACCTCTTTGTTGAATGCGGTGAGTCGGGCGGCATCCTGGGCGATGTTATAGCGTTCTATCTCCGAGATGGTTTCCATTCGGATTAGTCGGGAAGTCGGAGTAGAAGACAACTTATCCGCTTTTCGTCGGGCTGCATTATAGCGTTTGATTTCCGACTGCTTGTCTGACATTCGTTTATAGAATCCCATTACAAAAAGTAGTTTGGATCGACGATGAATTCTTCCGGAACATTAACAAAGAAGGTAAGCACGGTGCCATAGAAGTTATCACCGATCGGGCCGATACCGTTAATTTGAGTATTGCGGTCTACATATTTAATGTCTTTCAGCAATTTATTCCGGATCTGTTTACATATACTCTTGCATTGTTTGGCTGCCTGATTAATCGTTTCCGGATTTCCGGATATTGTGTTTCTGGCCACAATGAATGAATAGACTTGTTTGTCATTGAGTGAATCGGCTTCGTTACTTTCGGATTCGGACTCGCATCCATCAACTGCGATTAGGATAGTTCCATCGATGGAAGATAAACTGTCATCGAGACTGATCAGATCCTCTAGGCCGAATGCAGTGAAGAATCTTTTTCTTTGTTTGGTGTGGGAAATATCTTTAAGAGATGAAGCGATGGCTTCACCAAAAGCAAAATGATCATACTCCATAACTGTTTCATGTTTAGGTTATAGAGACAAAAATAGCCCGCTGCGGGCGGGCTATAAAGGACAAAACGATAGGTTAGAAGAGTAGGAATAGTGCTAACAAAGCGGACATGAGCAGAAGCCAAAAGACTTTTGCTAGGATCGAGCGCGAGGCTTTAAAGAATGCCAGGCACAGAAGTACTATTCCGGATATGGTTATTATCGTTAAGATCATTTTTGCTCTTCGTCTGATTCTGGAAGCAAGATACGAATTAATTCAGAAAGTTGTGCGGCTGCACGCTGCTTTTCGTCCATTGGTGTTTCCGGATCCAGTAATTTGTTTACTAACCGTAAGGCTTCATGTCTATTCATAATGTTATTTTTTAGGGTGTTGAATACTGCTTATTGATTGAATATGCTTTTTTATTATTCTGATTTCAGAAATAAGTGTTAGTCGATTGACAGAATCTATGTCCGGAGAATCAATGTCAAGAGCCAGGTCAATAGCTTTTTCCAAAGTGGTTTCCATCCATGAATATTCTCCTTCCTGGATAGTTTTTATTGATTCAATGCAATCATCGGTGAGGATGATCCCATTAATTTCGGTTGGTTTCATGGCTAGTCTCCTTTCTGCTCCAGTAGGTGAGAGCCTTCTCCAAACGAGTAATGGCCGCGTACTTTACTGTATGAAATATAGCATACAGGATTGCTATCATCGTCTCCTAGTTTTACACTCCATTGTCCTCCGGAAGACGTTTCATGGTGACCATTGAATTTGAGGACCTTTTGGTTGGGGTATTTCTCATTCAGTCTTTTGACTACTTCTTCAAATTCACATTTCAGAGAATCCATGGCACATTTGTCTTGTACTAGTATTCGATCATATGCCTGGGCGAATTCACATATCTCCTGGCCTTTGTTATTTACTTTTCGGTAGGTTTGTACATGGTAGATAAAGAACATCATGCTTTACCTCCTTTCTGACACTTTTTTGCTCGATAGACACAGATGACTGCTCCGATCACAGCAGCAGGATAAACAAAAGTTAAGCAAAAACAGGCAATTGCAGATAGGTAGCAAATGTCTTTTGTCTCAAGTTTGTGTAGGCCTTGTAATAAAGGTGCATCTTCATTTGTTTCGCTTGCGCGAAATGAGGGCACGTAATTCGTGCCCTGGGTTAATTGTTTCATATACTATGGATTGTTTGGCTGTTACTGGCAAGTTCTCGTGTATCAAAATGATACACGAACGGCTGCCAGTTTCCCGTGTCGCCAAACAATCCATAGTATTACCCAATGAGCAATAAAATGCAGGAAAAGACAGCCGTATGTGTTTATAAATAAACTTCTACTATTTCGTATATGAATTTACTAACGACATAAACATCGAGAGTAAACTGATGGACATAAAAAAAGCCCAATTTCGTATTGAGCATCCGCTTGACACTCATTGAATAACTGATATGAATTATTTGGCACTACAAATATGAGAATAATATTTGGTAGCGCCAAATAAAATAATGTTTATTTCACCAATCATCGTTGGTTTCAGAACGTGTGTTTAGCATTGCGGCACGCAAACTTTCAATTATAGAAATTTCTATGTTTCGTTTGATGACCGTTAGTTCTTTCTTATGAATTGTTTTCTCACAATCATAATTCTTAAAATAGATTTCAAAAGGTGCTTTGAAAACTTTAGGAACTAAACCTGCTTTAAATCCCTGCATAAGAAAATCAGATAGTTCATATCGATATCTGCCATCTTTAGTTTGTATCGTTAATGTATAGTAGAAGAATTGGCCATCTTTCGATACCGGACAAGATGCTTTTATTATCATTTTATGTGATGTTGGATCATCCATTTGGATAACATTCTGTGCATTTACAAAATTTTTAGCAGTCCATGAACGAGCACTCGTATATAACAGGTCAGCTGTCCCATTACATTGAATCACATCAGAATAATATACTTTACCATCTTTGATTGGAAGGTATCCACATATAGCATCTTGGTCAAGTTTGTGATTGGATAGTCCTGTCTCAACTTTGTTAGGTCCGGAGTAGACTTTCTGATCATTAACTTTATTTGCCCACTTTTGTAAGTCCGAATTCTGTCCAAACATACTGGCTGTTGTACCGATTATGATTGTAAATAGTAAAAATATTCTTTTCATTTGTGTGATTTTATTTTTTACAGCAACAAAGATAATCTATTTATCAATATCTTATTTTTTGACGGGAAATAAAAATGGGATTATTTATTGTTGATTTTGATAATTAAGCTGCGAGTTTCTTTTATAAGCCTAGTGCAACGTTGTTGGATTTCAGGGATGTCAACATCAGAAATAGGCACATCTTGAGCATCAAAGTTGGTAGCAGAAGTAAATAAGTCATTGATGCTATTTTCTAATAAGTGGATATCCATACCCAAAAGACTTGTTAGTTCTATAGCCTCCTTCATTCGATTTTTAAGCATAAATATCGAATTTATTTTTGAAGCCATATGGGTAATATTGATACTGGAAGAGGTTTCTAAAAGATCTTCTATACTATGGACTATTTCTTCAATCGATTTAAGATCATTTATTAAAAAATCTTTTTCAAAGCGCTGTTCTGTTAGTCTTTTAGTAATATACCATGCAACTATGAGTGTCAGAAATGATGTGATAATAAGACTTACATACTCAAAAGCATTAACAGAATAATCTATCTCGCTTATAAATATGAAACCGCAAAATAGGCGTATAAAATGTATTAATAGAAATGAGGAGCAAATAATCAAAAGGATTATCAGACCTCTTTTTATTATTTTTTCCATATTTGATTTTTGATATAATCGATAACCCAATTAAAGTTATTGGTATGAAAAATAATTGTAGTAGAGACATTTTGTATCCCTTTTTGTCGTGCTAATTCTCCAAAAGATTGATCAAGGAAGGAACGAGGATATGAAATTACACCATCTAAATATATGTGCAGTTTTTCTGCTTGGCTAAAAGCTTTCTCAAATTCTGGACATAATTTGGTCTCATAGAAATCTTCGCCTGAAAATTCTCCTAAAGATTTCCATCTACCTCCAAGGATACGACTGTAGTCGCTTGCTATTGTGATAGAGAATTTTTCCATTGTAAATAATTATTTTTACTAATTGACCATGAATAATATGTGCCTATAAAAAAAGGAGTATTGAGAATCCTAAAATCTCCTTTTATATAACGCAAAGATACACTATTTGTTATTAAAAAAAAGTTAGATATCCATTCTTTTTCTATATTCTCTAAAATTAGTGGCATCCCATTTCCTCTTCCCGGTTGTCGAGTAGTAGATCCCAATCTACCTTTTAAGGCATTTAGTAATATGTCTTTTTCGGAATTCATTTCTGTTTTGGTTAGTAACATGGATTCTTTATACGAATTAATAATCCCTCCTCCCATGTCCACAAAAACATAGTGCATTGATTGTGTGTGTACGTCAGAATATCTATGTATCCACCAGTTTATATTTTTGTTTTTGATGCCATGTTCTGCTGCATTTCCAATTAACTCAACTAATAAATCGTATAATGGTTCAAATGTATCTTCTATGTCAATATTGCTTTTTAATTCTTGGGTGAATTCCGCTATTAAGTTAACATCTACTAATTTTGAACGTTCTATCTCTTTGTCCGTTACTTGTTCATTTTCGTGGACTAAAGGCATTCGCTCTTTTTTTCTAATATTATAGTTATGGTGGCGTAATAGGTTTAAGCCAGTTGAGGAAATAAACTTGAGATATTCGCGGAGGTTCTCTGGATTGTCATCATCATATTTTTCAATTTCATAAACAATTTCATCTATATTTGAATATTTGTGTGCATAGTATGCAGTATCCAATCTCTTCTCTAATAATTTGGGATTTAGTATAAGTAGATTCTTATTAGGTTGTAGGGATTCTTTTTCTAATTTTGCAATGAATATAATATAAGCTTCCTCGGATATATTTTTTAAATCATGGCAATCTATATAGATTGGCTTTTTAAGGTCTTTTGATAGTTGCTTTATAAAAAAGAGAGACTCTTCGATATATTTTTCGTTTAACGAAAATATAACAGGCATTTTTAATGTGCGCTTCTTTGTCGATATATGATAGTACATATATGATGCACACAAAAATAAGAAGATGCAAACTTCGATGATTAATCCTGTCATCTCTTTACTAAATATTTTAATGGGTGAATCCCTTATCATCGTGCGCCAAAAGGTTTATATATAGACCTTAATCCGATTTTACGGATTACACGACGAAAAGGGATTCATGTTTTATATAATTATTTGGCGAATGCTAAGGTACAATCTTTTCTGAATGTAACAAAAAGAAAGCGGAGTTTTTTACTCCACTTATTTGTGACTAATATTGATTGAAATAATTATGTAAATTTGTCACGAATTTATTCCACAGTGTTGACGAGTATGAAATTTTCCAGTAAATCAATTTTGTTAGTAAAGTATGATAATGGTATCATTTTATTTCTTTCGTATGCCCATTCTAAAGCCTCTGCTAATAATTCTTTGTTGATAATTTTTGTGTTGAAATTGATTTTTGATTTGGGTTGAGATGATGTGCTAATTAAAAGTTTATCATTATTGTCGGAATTTTGATAACTCCAGACATAACATCTTAATAATAAAGCTAATGTAAAGTAAAAATAACGGTTAGGAGAATAACTTGCGTTTAATTCAACGTTAAATATTAGTTTTGGAAGTATAGTTTCTATTTGATCTATAAGTTCCTGTATTGAGTAGCTTTTATAACTGATTTTATCATAGCAATCAGGTTCACAAATTCGAAGATATGTGAGTAAACATACTAAATCTGAATATATGATTTGATTATAGTTATACATATTTAATGATAGACGAATATGAGTGAATATCTTTTCTATTTGTCTCAATGATAGATTTTTATACATGAATAGAATGTTAGCTATAACTAAAAAAGACTCCTTTAGTCCATTTCTTGAATCTCTCGCCTTTTCATAGCTATCAAAGCCATAATAATCATATAAGTAGTTACAGAATTGTCCTATATTAGGGGCTGGTAGTATATATTCAATATCAACAAATCTTTTCAAGTATTCATTGGCGTCTATTAGATCACTTCCATAATATCCACGTATAGAGTTACTTAATTGTTCCTTATCTATGGATAGGACAAATACTATATTAGGTATGTTGAAAAGATGTTTAATTCGTTCTAAAGTTTTTACTGCATAATGTGGGTTGCATCGATCAAGTTCATCTATGATAAATATCAATGGTTTTTTGTCACAGACTTCATTAACGTATTTTTCGAGTCTTTCCCGAAATTGTTTCAGGCTATATTTTTGGCTTTCATAATTTTCTATTTCTTTTTTCAACATTGAAGCACCCTCTTCAATTCCATCGCAAAGTATATCAACAGTTTCTTCACCCGCATATTTCTTTACTACTCCCTTGAACATTGCGGGAGCCGCTTTCAATACGATTTTTCCTGCTGTATTTATAACTGATGTTAGTGCTGCTTCTGCTTTTTCTTGTGGATTCATTTTTTTTATTTCCCCAAGTAATCCGACAAGGGGATCTGATATGAAATCATTTTCCCAGGCATTAAAATACAATGTGTGGAAATGATCTAATTTAAGATATGCTTTCCACATTTCTACAAATGTGGTTTTTCCTGTTCCCCATTTGCCATTTATTGCCAATACGAAGCCTTTATTATATGTAGTGATAATCGTTTTAAGGACTTCAGCATACTTCTTCCGATCCAGTTTGCAGTTTTTGAAAGGCTGTTCTGCCGGGATTTCCAATTTTTCAAGTTTACATTTCATAGAATATCATTTTAGATTGTATTTATGGTTACAAAAATAGAGCATTTATTCTGTGTTTTTCTTTTTATATAGAAAAATATAATTGTTATTTATTTTTAATAGAAATCATTAAAGTTACACAGCATTGCTAAGATAGCAAATTATTTCCCCACAAGTACTCACTTTTTAGTTAAACCTGCAAGTATTGTGCAGATTTCCCAACTACATAAATTAATTATAAAACTCATATAAATATATTTAGTAACAACTAATAATCATGCATTTAGAATTAGGAATTTCTGTTACTATACATAACATAGAATTACTTAGAGTGATCTCTTTTACTACAGATGGAGCAGGATGTTTATAAGTATTGTTTGTACCACATGATATTATAGACAGGTATTTAGGGGGATTGTCTAGTATTACTTTATCGAAATCCTTTTCTGAACCATGGTGTGGAATTTGAATCATTTTTATAGTATTGTAATATTCTGTTTTCAGTCGTTTTTCCAATTCTAATAAAAGCGGAAATGTACTGTCTTTTTTCTTTTTAGAATCTTGAATTCTAGAATCACCAAGGTATAGGCAACTTCTGCAGTCATGTAATTTTGTTTTATGTCCTTTGTGTACAAGAATGCTAGAATTAATATTTTTAGCTTTAAGAGAAATGTTTTTGGGACCAGAATAGACAATAAGTGAATTTCTATTAATAGAACTACTTATTTTTTTGTATGCTTCGCGTATAATTTTTTCTTTTGATTTAATATATTCAATATTTGTAAGTTCATCAATTTTTATTTTTTTTCCTTTTAGTACTTTTTTTAGCTCATCTAAACGTTCGGTGTATTTGAAATTGAAAGGGATATAGCACCATGTTTTAGAATGGCCAGTGATATCTATATGATCGCCACTTTTAATAATATTTCGGTTGTAATCTCGGATATTATTTTCTTGTGCTTCTTGGTCTGTTGAAATTACATATGTAATTTGGGTGTTTTCTCCAAAATAAGATTCGGGATTAGTTATAATTTCCTCGTAAGATGATGAGATCTCATTTGTTATAATAAATAATAATCTATCTTCTTTGGGTATTAAAGGAATAACTACTTTCTTTATTGTGCAACGATTCTTTAGCTCATAAATTCCACTTATATGATCTTCATCGAAATGTGATATAAATAAAATGTCGATAACTGTATTCTGGAGGAAAGCCTTGTGTATCACATTCTCGATATTTGTTTCTTTGGTTTTTGTTCCACAATCATACACAATATTAAATTGAATTTGAGTATAACAATCTCTATGCGTTTCTGTATAGAAGGCTCCTTGACCGACTGGATGAAAAGTACGAAGGATTTGTGTCATAGTATAAAACGGGCGAATCCCTCACTATAGTGCGCCCACCGGTGTTATTTCCGGAACCAGCTGCCTGGTTACACTATAGTAAGGGATTCATGTTTTTATAACGATATTGGGCGACGGCTAAAGTACGATTTTTTCTATATATAGCAAAAAGAAAGCAGAGTTTTTTACTCCGCTTTCCTTTTGCTATATATTCTTGTGATTAGAAATTGGCTACTTCATAATACTTAAAGAAGTAGTAGAGGGCTACCTTATGCCATTTAGTTAACTCCTTGTCACCAGATAAGAGTGAGGATACAGTGCATTTGTCGATACCTGTATAGTTGCTTAGGTGTTTACTTTTTAATCCTAGTTTTTCCATACGCTTCTTAATCCAATCGACGGTAATGCTGTCGATATCCTTACGGTCAAAGTTTACAGCCGATACAGTCAGCTTCCAATCATCTGGGATTTCTCCCTTAAACATTTCCCGTACACGTTCGGTTAGTTCCTTTTTGGTAAGGAACTTGTCATTAACCAAGTCTTTTTGCTCCGCACGGACGATTAATCGACCATCGGAGTAAGAAACTACTTCTATGGATATATGTCCATAACGTTGATACTGCTTTGCGAATTCATCTATTCGCTTTTTACTCTCGGCAGAGAGAGGTAGTAAGTCTAAATTCTTCATAATTCATCAATTTACGATTTGATAATCGGGTATTTAATAATGCAATATACTTGTAATGGAGGGGCTTTCGCCCCTCCGGATCACAATTTGATGAGTCTCATTTGCCCGATGTCGAAAATGGCAATCTGTTTGTTTTCACACCCGAATTGCTTGGCTTCTTCAAGGTTGGTGAAAATTCTGATGGAGTCGAAATAAAACTGATTGTTTTCTTCGTTAAACCATCCACCGACTTTCTTTTCGTGCATCAAAGCATGATTAAGAACTCTTTTCAATCCTTCTTCTCCGAAACTGTCTTGAGTCTCAAGATAGGCGACTGAAATACCTTTTGTGACCTTTTTTAAGGTTGTGAGGTCAACCGTGAATCCATCAGGATTCGCATTTGCTATCTTTAGGATAGCCTCGAACAATTGTTCCATAATATAAAAGAACTTATGCGGACGTCACCCGCGTTTGTTTGACACTGCAAATATATAGAAAAGTTTGCTACTAACAAACTTTTTATTGTTTATTTGTTTGTTACTAACAAACTTTTATCTATTTCTTAGACTTTCTTCGGTTTCTTCTTTACGTCTGATCGATTCGTCCATCGAATACAGGGCATCAAGTAAAAGACCTTTTCGGATTTCCGGCTTTTTAGTCATGTCGGACTGTGCCAGGGAATCAAGAAGGCGGAGCTGTGCATCGAATACACGACCGTAACTACCTTTGCTTTCTCCTGAAAAGATACGGGGATAGGAATTGCCCATGCATGACAGGCTTCCTAAAATATACCAATACATGAGTATTTTTTTGTCTTCAGGAAGATGCTTAAGGATGGCTGCATCTTTGTCTAATTGATTAATGTCGAATACCTTGTTACGATGCCACAAGCAAGCTAGTAGATGGTTTATTTTCGTTGGATCCGAACGCATTGCATCAAGATAGGTCTGTAGATACATGAATTGTTCAAAGGTAATATCAAGCAACTGATCTTCTGGGCCGATGAATTTCCAAAGTCGGCAATGGATGGTTGGATATGGGTTGGTTGTCAGATCCGGTGTCAGGTGATAGTATTTGCGCATGGGCAATGAACTATCTTCTTCCGAACAAATAAGGAAGTCAAACAAGTTGGCAAGCATTGATACTTCTTCTGGATGAAGAAGATAGCTATGGCGACGGACATAGAAGCGGACTGTTGGACTTTCTTGCCCAATTCTGATACGTACATACTCTTTAAATATTTTCTTATGCCGGCATACATGAGCTTTCAAGCAATAAAGCATCATGTATACCTTAACTTGTTCTACCGGTATATCTGACTTTGTGAGTTTGACTAGATAAAGAAGCTGTTTCGGGGTGAGTTCGTCCCAACTTCCTGGAAGTGTGTATGTATCATCATTAATTTGTATAGTATGCATAGTGTTACGATATTGAGGTGAATAGTTTCTTTTCTTTAGAATTGAAGTCAATAGCTTGTGACGTTGTTTCAACTCCCAGTTCTTCCGCATTTTCGGCCAGATAAGTGTGTATTTTCCCTGAATAATAAGTTGCCTGGTCTGCAAAAAAATTGCCGTTTGCGTCCGGATCCTGATAGATTGGTCGAATAGTGGGAGTATATTCGATCGTTCTGCCGACTACATGTTGTTCGGCTGTTTTCTGTGAGGTATATAATTCGGCAGTTTTATTGGCTAAGTAGCGGATGATATAGTCAATAAGTACTTGTTGTTTGGGCGTTTCGGTATTTTCTGAAAGTGCTTCTTTGAGTATGTCATAGACTTTATCCGTAATCATTTCTCGAATGTTGTGTTCCTGAAGTTGACGAATGGTAGGGAACATGATACGATAAGATAGGATAGAATAATCAATGTCTACCATACCGAGATCCTGGAACTCTGCTGCATTACGAATGAAGCAAAAACGGGGTATATTATCGATAACATAATCAGGATAATCCTTTTTGTTTTCCTCCAGGTATGATATTAGCCGGTCAAGTGCTTGCATTCCGCGAAAACAGAGATTCTTTTTTGCTGCTGCGATCTTTGTGTCACTGGCAGGAGAACGCTGTCCCTGCACGTTACTTACTGTGATACCGGCATCACCGAACATAACACCCAGTTCATCAGATGCGAGCATCAGGGTTAATGGGCCGAGGGCACGCAGTAGTTTGTTGTATAAGTCAGATCCTTTGTCTTCATGAGCTTTGCTGATCGTTGATTTACCGATATACGATTTGATGTATATATCCAGTGCATCTTCGATGTATGGTTCGATTGATTCGTAAGGCAGTGAGGAGTTGATCTTTACTACCTTTTTGAGGGTGTCGATGTCGGGGATTAGTGCGTTCATTTTATTCTGTTTCTGGGGTTAAACCTGTATTCTTTGTCGCTCCGGTACCTTGGTCCAGCGTGGTGAGTTGACAATTAGTCACCGAGAAATAAATATCTTTAGGCCAGTTATTCATGGCTTTTGCAAAGTAGAGAGGTTCCAATGTTGCATCCTGATACATCTTCATGAGTGCCTGTTCTATGATAAATAACTCCCGTGCTTCGGTACCATTGATACTTTTTCCCTTACCTGGTGCGGATCCGATTATCGAAGGATGTACGCCCATACCGTAACACATCATATTGCTGACCTCTTCGCTGTCTTCAATATACTCACCACCTTTGAAGAAAGATTCGAGTGGAGTAATAATGATGTCTTTTTCTTCAAAGCCTTTTACACGATCGTAACGAAAGTGAGAGACAAAGCCTTTGCCGGCATTTTCTTCACCGGCAAGAAAATCATTCATATCCTTCAGGAACTTATCTTTGCGCGCTTTCTTCTCGTCATCTTTGACTATGCCTTCAGATGCAAATAACTTTTCCCAAAAAGACTCTTGAATATACACAATGTACCTCAGTGCCATTTGATTTTTAATCAATGATTTTTTGAAAACAGGGATTGCACTGGAGAAGTCATACCAGCCGGATGCAAAAACACTCCACCAATATGGATGACTATAATAAAACCGTCCGGGTGTAGAGATGCGGAGGTTATGGATAAATCTCCGTTCTTTTCCTACAATTTTCTCTCCTTTGTCATTGGGAGCAAGTCCCATTCTCATCTTGAGGTCGAGTAGTGGAGTCTGCCGATCGAGCAGAGGAGTGGCAATCAAATCTGTTGGTGTACCAGTATGCCATTCTGCAGAATAACCGTGCCATTCGCTTTTACCAGTCTTTTCGTCAATTTCACTGATCCTGGAACAAGTGGACTCCTTAGCTTTGATTTGTACGAGTTTGGGGGATTTATTGTCATTGTTGAATATATACTCCAGGTAGCCGTCATAGAATATAACCAGATCGTTTGCCAGCTCCATACGGACAAAATTGAAGTTGTTATTTTCAAGGAATTCAAAAATTTCCGGCTGCTCGTACGGAAGAACTTCCTCTTTGACTATTTTCCTCGTTTTAGGGTCCCGGTATTTCCGATAGACGAGTATGCTGTCACCGAATACAACTTTATTCTTGAATTCGATATTGCTGCCTATGGTGACGTTGGTACCGATTTTTTTCATGATGTCATAAGGCATATGATTATTTCGTCCGCGTGGTATCCATTTGATTGGATTCTTTTCTCCTTTGGGAGTTACTTCGATAGGTGTAGGATTCTTATCAGTGGCGATATCACTGTTATCACTGAATTTGATAACATTCTTTCCACCTTTTAAGACGGCATAAGTATCATAGCCTTTCATTATAAGATTGATTGAGGGTTGTTGTTGCTTCATTAGAAATATACTTTGAGATTGTTGAATTTGGTGATAAGGCATCGACGGATTTTTCTCGGAGTAGCTTCTCCGGCAGGTAATACGTTAATAGTGCTTCCACTGCTATGGAATGAGGTCAATACTGCACGATCGTAGGTGACAAGTTCGCCTGTGCTCTTTTTACAGAATTCAATGGAGAATTCGATAGGCTTACCGTCTTGTCTACGCTCCATGAGTTTCCATATCTTACTTTGATGGATTCTTTTGTCTATACTTTGCATAAAAAGGTAGTATGAGAATTATTAGTAATATTGGGATACCAATGATTAAGCCATACTTGAATCCATCATCAATTCCGTCCGCGATAGAGCCGCTGGCATTCTTTTGGGATTCGGATTGTTTGTTTTGCTGAAGCGTGACGTCAGTCGTTGTTTCCTGTTTATCAGATATACGTGTAGTGTCATCTTTTTGAAGCAAAGTTTTGATCGTTGTCTTGCTCCCTTCAATCTCGATATTCGATATTGGGGGTAGTCCGGTAGATGGGTCTGCTGATTTCGTTGTGTCGAAGTTAACTTTAACTTTCCAGTCTTTACCCGTTTGTTCCTGGTTGAGGTTGAATCTGGAGTAGGTATCTTCGGTTCTAATTCGCAGTGCGGAATCTGTGATAGAAAGATTGGTTTGTTCTTGAGTGCTGCGATTGTTTTGAAGAGTAGTACGGCAACTACACAGTAGCCAAGCAATAGCAAGGCAAGCAAGATAAATGAGATTGTGTGCATGATGTTTCATTGTTTTCGATTGTTACACGCTAGGTTTATACATTTGAATCGTTTAAGATCAGCTATTTCATTTTCGTTATCTGCTATCTTTTTGTCTTGGGATATTTGGTTGCTTTCCAGCTTTTCTATGCGGGTAGTCCACTTTGTTTCGCTTTCTATTTTCTCTTTTTTCATAGCCTCCTTGTCAGCTCGCAGGTCAGCGATTAGTTCCTGATATACATCTTGTACGGAGCTAAGAGCTTTGGCTTCTGCTTGCTTCTTTGTGTATTTGAGAGTAATAACTCCAGTGATGAATGATAAGAGACCACCACCAAGTAAGAATGTGAGTAGGTTTTGTGTAATGACATCGTTCATGACCTTCTTTTTAAGCAAAGGTATCAGGTGTATGGCAGGCGATAAAGGACAGGGAGGAGAGCCGATTTTTGACGAAAAACGAATTTTGTTTACATTTTAGGCAATGCAGCATATAAGGGAAATTGAAAAACTTTAGGTCGAAACTTTTTTTCAGGGCGGTGCGTGGTCTTGCGACAGATAAAGGGGAAATTTTTCCCCTTTAAAACCCTTTTCTTGCTGGATGACAGTTTTTTAGACTTTTATTCATGGGAATTGAATGAGATAAAAAAAATGCCGGAAAACGGTTCGGAATGATTAAGCAGTTTCAGCTTGTGACAAAAAAACAACTTAATCATTCCGAACCGTTTTCCGGGAATACGCCCCTTTCTCATATTTTGGGGTGGGGCAGAGTAGTATTTCTATTCTATTGTCTCTTTTTCCTTTTTCTGCCTGTCGCCATATATAGATGCATCTCTTTCGAGGAATGTTTTCCGACTTTATTCCGCGAAGGTAAATGTTCCTTTTCCTGTGCAAAGCTCAAGTCGTTCCGATTTATCTTAAAATCTCCACACCTACGGGTAGTATTTGAAGCTAAAAGCTTGGCGTCGTTGCAATAAACACCTTCTGGTGCGGCATAAAGGCGAAACATACCCCGAGCGAAAGCGACGGAATAAAAAAAAGCTCCAGGCAGGGAGAAAGAGGTTAAAGGCTCACACCCTCCGGGCTTCAAGTTCAAGAATAAATTAACAATTAACACAGAGAATTATGAAAACAAAAAACATGCCGGAGAGCTGGAAAAGACAATGGTCGAAGTTTATGTATTGCTTCTTTGATTATTTGCCCGTCAAGTATGAAGCAAACGAAAGGGAATGGAAAGTTCGGAAAATGATTTGGGACTTTAAAGACGGGAAACGTAGTTTGGAAGTAGCAGAATTGATTGCAAAGAAGATACGGGAACAGTTCGGAGCAGAATGCGAAAATATAACGTTAACCTGTATTCCAGCCAGTTCTTCAGATAAGAATGAACTACGTTACAAGAATTTCTCGGAAGAAGTGGCAAGGTTGGCAGGCTGTAAGAATGCCTATCAAGCAATAACTGTAGAAGGAGGGCGTTTGGCTATTCATGAATATAAAGGAGTAAAGACGGTACAGAATGTGGAAATAGTCAAATTTGATAAGCCTTTTTTTAAGGGAAAGAAAGTTCTTGTATTTGATGACATACTGACACAAGGTACGAGTTATGCGCGATTTTCATGCACACTTGAAAACATGGGTGCAGAAGTTTTGGGAGGATATTTTTTAGGTCGTACTTTAATGAAATAAGAATATGAATAATTTGTTTGATATGACAGGAGAATGTAGACATTTTAGTGACAATGAGCTAATATATAATATTACGAATAGTGAACGGGCTGTTTCTCAATTCACAGAAGCATTAAGCCATAATGAAGACTTATCCGTGGAAATATTGTTTGAGGAGTTAACACCAGGAAGAAAAAGAGTGGCACTGGCAGCAGTGGAACTGTATAAAAGGATACAGGAACGTAAATTTGAAAAGCAGGTAGTACGTTCCAGTGAGGATGTTTATAAAATTATGTGCCCTCTGATTGGTGAACTGGAGGTTGAGGAATTTTGGTTGTTATTACTAAATCAAGGGTCTAAAGTCATTAAGAAGATAAGGTTGTCAAGTGGTGGCATTGATGGAACGTATGTAGATATAAGAATATTGCTAAAACAGGCTATAATGAATAATGCGACGCAAATAATAGTTGCCCACAATCATCCAAGCGGAAATAATCAGCCGAGCATGACAGATAATAGGTTAACGGAAAAAATTAAGAAAGTAACTGAAATAATGGAGATTCGTTTGGCAGACCATTTAGTAATCTGTAATCATAACTATTATAGTTATTCGGATGAAGGACGTTTATAAAAGAAGGGTGCAGGGGCACCCATTCCGTTTTGCTCGCACGCTCGCAAAACGGAATGGGACCCGGAAATAGGTATTATTTATTTGATTTTCGTTCCTTTAATCACGAAGAGGCGGGAGTGCTGATGGTATATTATTTATTGTTTAGGAAGAATATCCCCCCTGCACTTGTTCCCGGTAGAGTGAAATAGAAGTTCATACCTAGCCATAACGTATCAAAGGCATCTGTAATGTGTGTTTTGTATTCGTCTGGATTGTCGGGAGTATCGGGTGTTCCTTCAGGCGTTTTATCTTTTTCAAATCCGTTCTTTCCTTGTTTAATTCCAGTCTGTTCCATTGCGATCTTCAAAAACTCATTTTGATACAGGTTTATTTGGATCCAAAGGAATTGCGGATCTCCTTTCAAGGTTAGGTCGATATTCAGATGTTTCCATTCATGTTTAGGAGCTTGGCCGACATATACCATTGTAACTTTATATCCGTTTTCTTTGAATACACGTTCGATGATATCTGCGTAAGTTTCAGTTGATGATCCGGATTCCCAAGTAAAAGTGTGGTCATAATAGACTACTACATCACGGTTTAGTTTTGGTCGGTAGTAATCGGCTATCATTTTGACTAGATCCTGTAGTTTGCTTGGTGTTTTGACATAAAAAGATTTGAGTACACGCATAGTATGATTATCCAACTGGCCGATAATAGCTGTCGATATGGAGGCATTGGAGTCGAATGCCAGGTGCAGTTCTTTAGAGAAGTCAAGATCACCGTCGCCTAGACAGCCGCAAGCTGTTAATTTACTCCAGTTACTGCCAAGATCCCGGAGCCGTCCATTATCACTGGGTGTGTAGAAATGAATATTATCATCTAAAGCTGAATAGAACCCGTTTTGCACCCGGAATAAACGTTCATTCATAAATGCTGTACGCCAAATAAGAGGTGGAGAGTTGCGATACATTTGCCAGATGAAATCTTCTCCGAGTACTTCCAAGTTATCAAACACGTCATATTCGCCATAGAAAACTGTATATTCTTTAATCTTCCCCTGTTGTGGCTTAATAGGTGGTTGATATTTTCGTGCCAAGTCTAAATCATGCTGGTATTCTTTAATCATGCGCACCACATGGTCTGTCAGTGGCTTACGTTTATATTCCTGCACTTTTTTATATAGGTTTCGGATCAGGTTGATATGTGCCAGCGACATTTCATCTATCTTATCCAAGATCCATTTACCCATTGAAGCGGTAGGCATATCTGTAGAGTAACTGACGCTGTGATGGTGAGGACAGTCTCCAAAATATTGTCGGTTACCACGATTGGCGGGATCTACTTCGCTCTTTATTTTTTCGTAATTGAGGAACTTTGCTTCAGGACCTATCACCCAATCAAGTGACATAGAGTTTGCAGACATTCCCTGGTTAAAGGAAAGAATCACCATGACGGTACCATTCCAAAAATGGAAAGCATTATTCCAACCATCAGCTAATACTGGACGTACTGGTTTGCCGAATCCCATGCTTTCCGGAGCTTTGTGACCAACAACATAATGAATGCCTTGTATGTATCCCCATTCGGCAAGTGCTTTGCAAATGGCCGGCAGTGTATTTCCCCAAGCTTTTGCATAGCTGGGAGAGATAAGTCCACCCAAAGAACCTGGCATTTCCCACACATTCCGTAGGATGATGCGTGCATCAATTCCTTCCGATTTACCGGTACCACGTGATGCGACTATATATTCGTCATGTGCGTTGATGGCCATTGCCTGTCGTTGCATTCTATTAAAGAATTTGTCTACGACTTCATTCTGCTTTCTTCTTAGTTCATAGGCGGATAGAACAGGAGAGATTTGCGTGTTCATTCTTCTTCCTCCTCTTCAATGGGATGAGTGTCCACTGCTTTCTTGTTTAACATTCCTTTAAACATACTGCGCATTCTGATTCGTTCTTCTTCAAGATTCTCTATCGGTTCGAGCCCCTCCAGTAATGTGACATCATCTGAAGGTTCAAAGGATGGAGGTACCAGTTGCGAGTAATCGAATTTTTCATCTTCCTTGTCAGAACGTGTATATTTGCCTATTTTATCCAATGCAGCTGCAGCTCCCTTTGCATCTTCTTTGTCCATTGCCATATTAAAAGCCTTTTTTCCACCTTCGACAATCATATACCGGTACCAGGCTTTGGCTGCAAGTTGTATGTTTCCTACTAGGCGGTTAATCATGCCTATGTCACGGTAGGCTTGCGATTGGGAGACCGGTTCCGTATTTCCTCCACAGCCGTGTAGTAGAAACTTAACCAGTTCTGTATCTGGAATTAGTGGCTCTTCCATTTTTTTGCTTACACACAACATCATACGTTTCTTAATCTCCATTTCTCTGGGTGAAAGGAGAGTTGTCGCTTCATCTTTGTCTTTGAATAAAGCACGTTCAATTCGTTCGTATGTGGGATCTTTCTTTGGCATTATTCATTAATACTTTGTTCTTTCATGTATTTATCGGCCAGAGGTTCAGCTGCAGGGCTGCCGGCGATAGCTAGTTTGATGACTGTTTTCCGGAGGTTGAGCTTGGTCTGAAGTCTTCCCTGGTGATAAGCAGTATAGATAGGCGAACTATGATGATTTTTGCAAATATCACAGAAGAAGTCCCGTTGGTCAACTGGGATATTCAATAAAATGGCAATTTCCCCCGGTGGTAAAAGGGCGGAAGACATTTCTTTTATCTGTTGCAGAACTTCTTCGGATAAGGTCATCATTCTAATATATCATAGCGAATGGCATTTTCATACGCTTGGTTAAACATTTGTGAGAAGTATTCGTAATGTTTTCCGGATGTGAAATAGAAACCATTTTCCCATCGGTGGTTTTGATTAAGGTTTGCAGATCCGGCAATCCCGAATTTATGTTGCCTATTCTCGACTAATAATAGTTTGGCATGACATGAATCAATTCGGATGGACGGACTAATATTTGAGGCAAACAGTAATAGATCGAGTTTATGACGTTTTACTGTCATATCCAGTAGAAGTGTCAGGCTTTCTATTTTTCTTTCGTCAGCGAGAAAAAAAAGAGGGCGTAGGCTATCTTCAGATATACTGAATGTCATGATCTTTACCTTCGCTGGGCCTATCGCAGATAAAAGAGAGGGCAATACTTCATGTATTGCCCAGTCTCCCTTGTGCATAAACGGTTCAATAGAATCGGGGCACAATGCAAGTGGAAAGTTATCCTGAAATCTTTTCACCTTGTGTTAGTGCTATTTCAGCCTCCAATGTGGCAAGCTCTGTTTGATACTTTTCGATACGGTCTAAAGCATTTTGCATAACGGTTTGTTTTCCATCTTTTTCGGCACGGTCTGCAGCTGCTCTACTATTTGTTATGTTGTTCTTTAAACGTTTGATTTGACGGGCTATTTCAATACCACGTACAATATTGTTTTCGCTGAATTCCGGTCGCTTTTCTTCTAGTTCCAAACTGCCTTTTCCTTCTGCCCAGCTATCAATCAGTTTCCAGAGTTTCCGTCGTTCGTCATCGAGCTTACATAATTCTTCTGCAATTGGTTGGCGTTCTTCTGCCGGAAGTTCCGGATTTGCTACATCATTGTGTAGGCTTGCATATAATGGGGCGATTTCCTTGATACGGTTGTAGGCCTTGCGGATGGATGGATTGAGTGATTCTTCAGTGATGATCTTCACACCTGGTGTGTTCAATGCGTTGATCTCATCACGCAGTTCTGTGAGTTCAGACATTTTTTTTTCGAATTGTTCCTGCAGGGAAACTAATTCGTCTGTATGATTCTCACTGTCACTCTCTAATTCGCTAACGCGAGATTGGATATCACTGATCATTGTCTCCAGATCGACCATTTCCTGTTTCTTGTTTTCGATCGCTTCTTTCCGTTCGTCATCACTCATCGTTCTTACTACAATAATTTCCTCCATTGCTGCCGGATAGATAGCAGGATAAAACTTTATTTCCTTGTCAATCTTCGTGAGACTATTGACGAGTTGTGTAAAATGTGGATCGAAGATATGTGGAGCTTCCGGAGCGCTTGCAAAATAAGTAGAAAATCTTTTTTTGGCTGGTTCCTTAGCGAGTGCTTCGAAAAGAACTATACCGTCAGCGTATTTGCGCTGACGGTCGCCTAACCATTGTGTAAGTTGTTCTTGTCTGGTCATAATTATTCACTTGGGGTTGGTGCGGGTTTTAATCCTGCTATGACTTCCATATCAATCGGAGTTTGTAGGAAGATAGCTGAATAATTGGAATCTGCTGTAGCTGTGTAAGTGGTACCACGACGGTCGGCTCTTGCTTTACCTCCACTGAAAGACGGCGCAGTTGATGCATACAAGCCGGGTTGTCCAAGGATCATTTGTTTGCCATCTGCATCTTCAAAGATATAGTATCCCGGAGTATTTTTGATTAACGCATTGAAGGCGTGCATTCCAGGAGTATTACCAGGGAAAAAGAAGCCGAGTGTACATTTATAGCTGATCCCGTCGGCTTCTCCTTGCTGTTCTGCTTTGTATTCAACGGTTGCTTCGGTACTGTATAGGTAAATAGGTTGTTTGTAAGTTCCTTCTGCTGGAAATGTAAATGATCCGGCTGCCGTTATTAATTCTTCGTTACTGGTTGCCTTTGATGGATCCGGTACGGTTGGTACTGTATTGGGAGCGTTGAAAGGAACAAAAAGCAACATCCCCTTGTAACCGCCCATATTGTTTTGACCAACTTCCCATTTTAATGGGGCAAATGCCGGACCGGCAGCCATCATGATTAAAGTATCTCCATCAAGATTGCATGTCTGCGAATGCAGTTCGGGGATAGTAATAACCAGAGCTACAAACAAAACACAGAGAATCAAATAAATATATTTTTTCATTAGTGTAAAAGTTTAGAATAAATGAATGGGAGTGGTCATGTTTGACCACTCTTTGTTTATTGGGGATTAAGAGTAAGTTCCGGTTGTGGTCACTACTTCTCCTGCTACTACTGTAACTTGTTTGTTGGCCGGTTTGTTTTTACCGTCTATAGCATTGAATTCAATAGTATAGTTACCGGGAGCCAATCCCAAAATGCATTGTCCATTAGTGCGGCTGGCTGCTTTTCCTTGAATACTCCAGGTAGCGTTGTCAGCTCCGGTGATATCTACTTGGACAGCTCCGGTTTTACAATAATCACCTGCCAGATCTAGTGACTCATTTTTTTGCTCGTTACAGCGGAATACTTTTTCATGCCAGTCACGAATACGAGTGTCATATCCGGTTTGTAACCAGAATTGCCATTCGTTCGGATCTTCGTAGATATCGCGGATTTGACAGAATTTGGTTGCTGCCTGTGTGTTGAATGCGACGTCCATATTTCCTTTCTTTTGTAATATCAGACGTGAGCCTTGTCCAAGTGCTTCATGAGATACGATTTCCAATGCTGGACACATTGTATCTTCACGGAGCAATTCAATCATGCGTTGCATGGATGGATATTCCTGCATACGTAGTTTGTTGCGCAAAGCTGCACGTGCTGCTTTCAATACTGTTTCCGCACATTGTAATTGAGGAATACCTGACTTGGATGAACGCAGGTATGTATTTGCTCCTCCAATCCATTCAACTAGATTTTCGTATGCTGCATAGTCTGTGTCAGATGTCGGGGTAACAAAAAGACCTGATTGGGCGAAGTTGCCGCGAGCTGCGTTAACATCACCACCGGTAATCAGCATATCGATCTTAGTGAAGAGACCGTCAAATGCTCCAGACGGTGAGGAAGAGTCTTCATCACGTTCGGCATGATAGAGCACATATACAACATCTTCAATGTGTGATCTTACTAATGTAAAAGCGACACGTGTTTCCAATGGATGTTTTTTATTGATATTGCTAACTGGTTCACCACCTACAATTAGTAGTTCACCGTCATCATACTTTTGAGAGTTTTCTTTGGTGATGCAGACTACATTTTTAGGCTCGATAACAGAAGGTTCATAACCAAGCAATTTATCAGTGAGGCGGAAATCCTTACCAATTTTGTAAGACTGGGTACCACCAGCACGACGACGCTCATTGATCAAGGCATGTTTGCCTTGTAGATCCATGACATTCAGTCCCAGTATAGCTGCTACTTCCTGTAGGGTTGCGAAAGGGAGTGTACGAAGGGCCTTGTCATAGGTAACAAGGGCTTGGTTTAATTTTGATACGTCTATTAATTTGGGAGTAGACATGATTTTTAATAGTTAAGGGTGTGGTTACTAAAATTAAAGGAGACCGTCTTGCTTCAGACGTTCGGTGATGGCCTGATAATCTCCGGAGTTTTTTTCGCAGAAGGTAGATAAATCATCCTTACTCTCATTTGCTCCTGGTTCTGATTGCGGAGAAAGTCCTTTATAACCCGGTGCAGGAACTTGCTTCAGGTTGTTTACCTGTTCTTTAAGTTGAGTGATTTCATTATCCTTTTGGGTACCTTCGTCTTTTAGTTGCAAAATCTCATGATCTTTGCTTTCTATGCTTGATTTCAGGGTTGTGATTTCTGTGACAGAAGACGCAAGTCTTTCATCTACATCTTTCTTTGCCTCTAGCAGTGAAGTGTGTTCACTCTTCAAACGATTGAATTCACCATGTAATGAGTCCAATCTTTCTGCTGATAACTCGGTATTTTCTGCATCTTCCTTAGTGACCTTGAGGAAAGATAGAAAAGCCGGCCATGTTGCTTTGAGATTCATTTTGTTTTTAGATATATGATTGGATAATTCTGGCACGATATGCGTGTCCATACCCGCTGCCAGGAGAACGGATGTGGAACGGTCATAAAGACGAACGGCATTGGAGTTGGCTGGGATATCTACAATCGATGCTTCTCTCAACTCACATTCAGTGACAGTTTCTCTGGTTTGACCAGGTAACAAAACATCTTTGTTTGCTGATGTAGCTATAATCTTGATACCCACACTTGCGGCATTGAAAGTCCCTGCTTCGTATTTTGCGGCAATTTCTTTTGATAAGTCATCAACTTTGTCGAAAATAGGAATGGCAGAAAGTTCGTCACCATTAAGCTGTATATCCTCCCAATGGCCGATAGCTTTGTAGTCCCCCCAATAGGGTGACCCTTCATCGCGGAAATGCATATATAGCATGATCGGATTCTTTTTGAATGCTTCAATTGACATTCCAGAAGTAAGAACTCGATAGCCGTAGCAGTTGAGTGATGAATCAGAAAGAATGATACGTTTTTGGCTCATTGCACTTATTTTGATGCAATGATACGTTTATTGAAAAACCTATAGAAGGACGGATTATATACTGTAATACTGAAGAAGAGGATATTGTGAAGTCCCGGATAATTTGAGTTCATACCCTGTGAAATCAGTGACTTTTTTGCCGACAACCTTGGTTAGTTCCCCGAATAGTAAATATGTACCAGTTCCATATATATATTTATTATTGGCAGGATCTTGGCAGCGCAAAATACATCCTTCTATTATTCTATTGCGTAAATCGTTCACAGTTTCACGAGTGAACACTGTTTGGCAAAGTTTTATTGTTGCTGAATGTTTGTATGTAATTCCTGCAGCTGATTCATTGGAGGTAACAGTAGGAGATTCGATAATTCCTATTGTAGGGAGACGATGCCAGTCATGTCCCTCTCTAATTTGGATACATGCTGTATTCTGATGAACAGCAAATAGGGATATTTCATTTTTGTATAGGATATCAGCGAATAATATGCCTCCCATATTGTTGATTTCTCTCATAATTTATTGATTTTCAATTAGTACGCATTTTTGGAACACTTTTCGAACAAAAAAGGGACATTTAACTACACTTGCTCAGTTATTTTTTTAAGCGATTATAGCTCCTTTTTTTCTCTTTTCGACGAATATCAGCTCTCCATCGGTAGTAGTTTTTCTTGAATGCATCTTCCGTGATGGAGTCAATACCATACATAGTCATGAAATTATGTATTCCATTAATATATGTAATTCCGTAACTATGTTTTTGCTCGTCCAGGAAATCGTGTACTTCTGCCCACAGCATCCGGTCAATTTTTCTAACGAGAATAATTTGTGATCGTTTTCCTAAATAGTTATAAGTCTTAGGATTTTTGCCTGTACTGCGTTCTGGAAGATAAATTTCAAGATTACCCTGATCAATAGGTGGTATATTGATTGGGCGGCGTTCAAGCAGGTCATAAATAGTATGATAGATATCAGTCTTGTCTGGGAAATGAATCGGAGAGTCCTGCATGTCACAGAACTTTCCGATCAGATACTCCTTAAGATGTGGGGGAACTTCAATCTTAGTAGTAATCATATAAATCATAGTGGTTTAGGTGTGGAGCTAATATACAAAAAAGAACTGAATAATGCTTCTTTGGTAATAAAAAATGTGTTTAATTTTAATCCCCCCTTTGCAAATGCGTACTATTTTTTTGTGCAACTGTGCATTTTTCTATTGAATGATTGGGTTATCTGTTGAATATTAGAATGTTATCCTCGTACGAAAATCCGTACTTTTCAGTACGATATTATCGTGTTCCGTACAAAATACGATTTTGTACACTTTTGTGCAGATTGTGCGATTTTGTGCAAAAATCGTACAATGTATAAATGTTTGATTATTAATGTAATAAATGTTGAAAATATAGGTTTTGCACGAAAGCACAAAATTTTCTACTATTTTTAGATAGGGTATTTTTAAGAAAGAAATAAAAAATAAAAATAATATATATATGCCCCTTCCTGCATCTCTCTCTATTCCATGCACATTTGTTCAAAACGTTTTTGATAAAATGAAGGGGAGGCGAGGGGAGCGGAAAAGAAAACCCGGTACGCTGAAGCGCACCGGGCAATAATACTATCGTGTATATAACAGAAATGATTCGACTTATGTTAGCGCAAATCATCAGGATAAAACACTTGAGAAATTAGTTCATATTCACGAGGTAAAGATTTAACGCCAACGACTATGCAAATCCCTTTTGCTGCAAGCTCATACAGCTTTTGTGTCGTGATGATAGAACCACGAAAGTTATAATTGCTGCATAGCACAAAATAGGCTGTTGGTAGGTCTGTTGAATAGATATCTTTGCGTATGATCTTCTTTGCATCTGAAGGTACTTTAGCAAATCCTAAACGAACGGCCAAACGCGATATGAGTTGCTCTCGATCGTCTGTTGTCGGTGCAATAATAACCATTATTTTATTCTCTTTTTTTATCGTCATAATGTTGCATATTAAAGTGGAAAATTGTATCTTTACAGAGTAATAAATTGGGATACTATAATCATCTGCGATTCGAGTAGAAATGGGGTTTGGATGTAGCTGGAACCATTTTCGGTACATGTCGAATGGAATTATAATCATCAGAGAATTCCAGGTAACCGTCTAAACAATTCTTTCGCATCATTTCTTCCATTATGTACATAGTGGCTATCTTTATGAATAGATCACGTGCTGCTGGCTTGCAATGTTCATCAATACGGATACTTTCACCTTCAGGAATAGCAGCCAAAATATTGTTGACTGCATGGTAAAATCGCATGAATCGATCAGGATCCTGATGGTATATAGGCATAACTTCTCCTAATACTTCTTTGTAACTCTGCATTTTCATATCTGCTTAATTTAGAGGTATTTCTTTAATTCTTCTCGATCTATAAAAAAGGCACATGCAATATACTTACCTGGTAAACCCATTGTTTGGGCGAATGCATCATCTCCGCAAACTTTTTCAACCCCAAAACCAACGATTGAGCCGCGCGGATCATCTTTAACATCGACTATCGTAGTGGTCATTCTCAAACCTTTATTGTCATCTGCTGCCATTCTCTTAATAGCATCTAGAATTTTATTACCATCACTATTCATTTCTTTATTATTATACGTCAAACACTACTTTCTAAACTTTTCACTGTAGGCATAATCATCCTTCAAATGAAGTTCTTTCCTTATTTTTTGGAGTGCATCCATTCCCTTCTTTATTTCTTCTTTTTTAGGGCGATATTTGTCTGCAACATTGTTGAATCCTCGCTGTTCAAGTTCTTTTATCTTGCTATCTAACAATACATCAGCATAGCAAACGACGTGCATTATAGCCGTTATGTCTTCATATTTTATATTCATATCTAGTTCTGTATTACTTCAAAACTACATTCCACATACTACCTTCGTAAATTTCAGATATTTGCACAATATCTGATAACTCGTTATCTCCAGTATCTAAATCAAAGTTTACTTCGTAATCTTTATCATACTTTTCCAGTTCTGCAATTAATTCTCCTACTGTCATAAATACTCCTTTCTTTATTTGATTTGAGACAAACTTGCTGTAATGTTAACTTTTCCATGTTCTCAAAAGTCTATTAGGGTTTGTTCTTTTTCTGCATCGTCGTCTGAAATCCCATCTCCTGTATAGGATCCAGTTCCAACGGTAAAATATTCTATTCCTCCAGCTTTATCGTCGATAACGGGGCGGCCATCTTTATCTAGTTGGAAGGGCTTGCCAGTTTTACTGTCATATTTATGTGGATTGAATATGTAGCCCTTCCAGTCACAATACATTATGAACTTCTTTTTAAATGCAGTCGGTGATATAAACTTTCTTTGAGCAGGGTCATATGTACAAAAGGCATCATATAAGTCTTTCCGGACAAGACGCTGATTCAAATGTTCATTTGAAGAGAAATATTCGTCTGCCCAGGATATGAGGGTTTCACCCATTTCCTGTCGGAGTTTCCGTTGCTCAAGCCGTTCTCCGGGGGCTTGTACAACTCCAAACTGAAGATAAAGTTGTATGCAGTTGGCCAATAAGTTCCAAGTGAGATTCCATTGGTCGAAATCCCATTCGGAAAAAAAGAGGGTACCGAAGTCATCAATAGGCTTGCGTGAATCATTATAGTAATCAGAAAAGGCGAGGAGCCATTGTCGATCAGTGAAGCTGGAACCACTACCACGAATTGCATGATTGGTGGCAATGTAGATTTTGGGAGATGCGGAAAAAGGTAGAGTGATTCTTCTGCCTCCTTTATAGTTTACACTCCAGTCTCCAGTAATATTGGGGAATAGAAACTCAAAATTGAAGTTCTGTAGTACGTCATCTATGAATACTAGTTTGGTGTTTTCAAGTACATCATTCCAAACGAATTGGTCATTGAAGAGGTCACTTCTTTTTCCAGGTATGTAAGCAGTGGGAACAGCGCAGCGCATGAGTTCTCCAATTAAAGACTTACCACTTCGGCCATTAGAATCACCTACTTCAGATTGTTTTCCGTCCATTCCAACAACAGCTTTTGAAACATTATTATCTTTTGCTTCCATTATCATATAGCCGATTGCACATAACTTACTCAAAAGATGAATCCTATTTTCATTTTCTTCATCGGCATCTTTTTCTACTTCTGACTTTCGCCAGGAGAAATTGCTGGTGTTTTTCAGAAATTGGAGATAATGACATTTTTCCCCATCTTCTGAGATAGAATAGGTATAATGATTTTCTTGATCTACCCTGAATGTGATTAATGGATAACCTAGGTACTTGGCTGGAATCATTTTTCGTTGTTCTGCCCATATATGGTGACTGATATTTTCATATCCCATTTCTTGTACATTGTCTTTGGTTATATACCAACATTTGGTATCAAAATAAAAATATTGGCTTTCTCTATTAGGTTTTATAAAATTGGGTTCAATGAAATTGAGTAGTGATAGTTTGTCTGGGCCTACATATTGGGATACACCTTTGATAAGCATCTCATTTACTTCCTTTTTGCAATAGTGTTTTGCAAATTGAAATAAATAGTCTCGTGCATCCGATGCGTCGATTGCTTGAACAACTGGTGGGTCCAGATGGATAAATTGATAGGTTTTATCAAGCCGACGAAGTCGACCAAAACCACGATTTTGCAGAAAATTATGGGAATTGACATAGCAGAATTGATATTCAATACGTGGGTCGCCTCCCCGGTCTTTTTTCTCTACTTCTTCCCAAAATTTTTCATCATCATCGAAAGGTTGTGCCAAAACAACTTTGCCTGTGTCATCGAACTTCCATCGATATCTCCCGAACACAAATTCGGGAAGGTTTTTGAGAATATCCTTATGACGTTCGGCAAATGCTTCATGAGAATGTAGACACCATAATTCTTGTAATTTGTGATCGGTCCAAGTTGTAACCTTGAACATTTCAACGTATTTTCCAAGACCTTTTTTTTGATTGCACGCAAATTCGATATCCTTGGTCAGTTCATCTTCATGATCCTTAAGGGTATTTGAAAGCAGATCGTCCAAACCTTTGTCTCCAGCTTCATTTTTCTGAATGTGACCGACATAAACTTCTACATAGATATTTCGATTCTTAAGAGTACGCATATACTCTTTGAAGTTTTTGGCAGCGTAGAAAAAGCAGTAAGGACGTTTTTCGACACGGTCATTAAGTCGGATATTAGTGCTGATATCATCCCAATCAGAGTCAAATATGAATGCAACTTCTTTAACACCACATGTTGTGATAATCTTTACTAGATCTTCCGGAAGAGAGTTGTTTTCTTTACTACCTAAATTCTGAATGCCAGAAACTGCAATTGAAGGAACTCCGTGTTTGCAAGCCTTCTCTGCCTTTTTTTCTCCCTCTTGAATATAGAGTCTGGGGATTTGCTGTTTCTCCTTATACATACGGCGTAGTTTCTCTGGAATATAGATAGGCGTACCACTTCCTGAAGGTGATTTATATTTGAATGGTTTCCCTTCTTTGTCTAAATGTGCATCTGGAAATTGCCATCGTATCCGAAAATAGTCTTTCCGTTCACCTGTGTCTTTTTTACGATGATCTTTTCTGGAATAGGTAACCGGCATACCTTCGAGGTCATAATATTCTATGATCACGTCGTCTCCGGATGAATCAATTTCTCCGGATTCATTTATTGTACCAGGACGAAATGTGCGTGTTTCAAAAATTGACTTAGTATCACCGGTTTTATAAATTTTAGCTGTGACATCTTCAAAAGTCAGCCCTGAATCAGAAAGCATTTTAGCACAAAAGCTGGCGACGTCATTGCCTTTAGCTTTTTTACTTCCTTTCTTCATCTTCTCGGTCGCCTTTTTTTTCTGTTCCGGACGCTGATCAAGAATGACGTTGAATTTGTGTGCCAGATATTCAAGAGCATCCGGGAATTCTTTTTTCTCAACTCTCATTAAATAGTCAAGTGCGCCGACTCCATTAATTTGATGGCAGGAGAAACAGCCATAAATATCTTTGACCGGGTGGATGCTAAATTTCTTCGATGCCTTGCATACTGGGCAGTCGCATACGTAACTAGTTCCAGACTTACGGAGATTTTGGAAGTCTTGTACCACATCAATCAGGCGACTGGCGGATGCGTCCTTGATGCGTTTTATATCATCATCAGTAAAATTCATAGCTATGGTTTTTTATTTGGTACGGAGAAAACAAGTTCTTCGAGTTGCAAATGAAGCTGTTTTCTAAGGACTTCAATAGGACTGGATAAAAGTTGCGTGTCTGCTTGCTGAATTATCTCTAAAAGATGTTGAGCATCTATTGGATGAATATCATTATTGGTGAGTAAACCACGATTGTCGATGTCTACATACATAGTATTACCTTTTTTTACGCCCTCCTACGGCTTTATGGTGATAGTTTAACTTATATCGTTGACGTAGTTTTTCCGCATATTCCAATGTTGCATTTTGGGGATCAACGAGAACTTGCGTCCGGGCATCTATTCTTAACAATATCTTGTTTGATTCTAGCTGAACGGATTGCTTACAAAGAGCTGCAACTTCTTCAGGATCATCGTTCTCAAACAGGTTTATCTTTTCTCTTTTTTGAGTGGATGGGCTGGGAGAGTGAACAACTTTCATAGCTTACTATTATAATTCTTTGAATAGTTCTTCAATAAATTCTTTTAAGTATTGGGGCATCTCCTTTGTTTCTATCTTCTCTTTTTCTTGGTATTTATAATAGTCACAGGCCGTTAATATGATATTGCGGGCAATGGATGAATTTTGCATGACCCGCACGACTGCTGGTATGATATTGATAGGAGAACCTGCAATTACTGACGGAGTGGCGACGAGAGAACCTTGCTTTTTATATAAAAAGCAAAGAGCATTCATATCATTTGATTTAATAATATTTGAAATTTCAATCATTGCGGAGGTTATCCGTTTTTCTGTTTCTTCAAAGTTTTCCATAACGTTTGTTTTTATGTTAATAATAGAAATTGTGGGTGTTTGGGAATCGAACCCAGCCAACAGAGAAATGCTGAAAACTCCGTCATGCTACCTTACACCATTACCCGAATGCCGGGAATTTCACCCGGCAAATCTTGTGTAACAAACCTAACCAGGGACTGGATACCCTACATGCCTCCTTAAGCATGGCTTTTTATGATTAATAATGATAAACTTCTATTTCCTCATTTGAGTATAGAAAATGTATAACTAAAATACCGGGTCTGTCCCGGACGCATTCCTTATGCGTAATTTGATTAAATAATATATGGTTGATTAATAGAAGTTTCCTGTCTTCTGACTCGATATTCGGTCCGTGTTCTGCGAGAACGGCGTACTGTATATGTTGAGTCTGTAATAATCGTGATTTCTCCACCAATAAACAGAAAGAGCAGTATGACTGATATTTGTCTTCTAACAAAAGGTGATAAGTCAAGGCTGATATTATGGTGTGTGCAAAACCACCATGCTGAAATTTCATTGATCTTATTTAGTCCCAACTTCTCTTTGATTTTCCGGAGGGTATTGTCTACGGTTCGTACGCTGATCTGCAACAGTGAAGCTGTCTCTTTATATGAGCCTCCCCACGCAACGCATTCGGCTATTTCATTTTCTCGTTTTGCAAGTGTGACTTTTAAGTTCATGGCTATATATCTTCAATGGTCCAACAGTCTGTTATATCATATTTTTTAAAGACTTCTGTAATTGCAGAGAATAGAGTTACGGAGATATCGATAATCCCGGCATTCAGTTTTTTTGAGAAGTACGATCGTGACGGGTTATTTAAAACCTGTGTCAAGTCTGATTTAAGCTTGTCTTTATCTTCTAAAGAGACTTGCAGATATCCTTTTTTAAACGAATAGCGTTTTTTCGCTATTGCGGATGTTCTAGTTTTGTTGTACATTTGTTGCAATAATTTTGAAATCACTGTGCAAATATAGAGAACTTTTCTCTATATGCAAATATTTTACGAGAACATTTCTAATAAAGTGAATATTTTATTGCGAATTGTTCTATAAATGAAAATAAATAATGGAGAATAGTTCTATTTCTAAAGAGACATTTATAGACCGACTTGAGTTTTTTATGAAAACTGAAGGATTGAATTCTAATAGCTTGACTGTTGCAGCAGGCCTTTCAAATGGTCTTATAGGTAAAGCTTTAAAGAATAGGTCATCTATGAATTCTGATAGTATAGAACGAATCTTGTGTGCTTACACAAACTTAAGTGCCGAATGGTTAATGACTGGTAACGGTACTATGTATGTGAACGATCAGCCTGCGAAAGCATCCGATATTCCTAATAACTTGAATAGTGACAGTTTGGTCTTTTTTTTGCGTGATAGGAATAAGGAATTGGAATGTGAAAACAGGAGATTACTCGTAGAAAACGCATCTTTGAGAACAAGATTGGAATTACTGGATGATTCCAAAAATAAAACAGGATGACGATTATTAAAGGGGGAAAATTCCCTAAATAAATAGTGAGAAATAACAAGAGATAGAAACTTTAGAAACTAAGAAAATGTTTCGGTTCCGGTTACGTTTGTAGCCCGCTTACGAGGTAAGTTTCTGATTATTAGTACTGAAAATAGTACGCCAGGAACCTCGAAGAAGGCAAAATGCCGGATACAGAAATGTGTCTGGCATTTGTTATTTATTGACGTGCAGTCA